ATGAGTATGTCATCCATACCGTCGTCTTCCCCCGGCGGAAAGCGCTATGGCTGGGTAGAGAAGATCGGTAACAAAGTCCCGCACCCGTTTTTGCTGTTTATCTATCTTATCGTGGCGCTGATCGCGGCCACGGCGATACTTTCCGCCTTCAACGTCGGGGTGCAGAACCCTACGGATGGTTCACGGGTGGTGGTCAAAAATCTGCTCAGCGTGGAAGGGTTGCACTGGTTTTTGCCCAACGTCATTAAAAACTTCAGCGGTTTCGCGCCGCTGGGGGCGATCCTCGCCCTGGTGCTGGGCGCCGGCTTCGCCGAGCGGGTGGGTCTGTTACCCGCGCTGATGGTGAAGATGGCCTCTCACGTCAGCGCCCGATATGCCAGCTATATGGTGCTGTTTATCGCCTTCTTCAGCCATATCTCTTCTGACGCGGCGCTGGTAATTATGCCGCCGCTGGGCGCGCTGATGTTCCTCGCCGTCGGTCGGCATCCTGTCGCCGGCCTGTTGGCGGCGATTGCCGGTGTGGGCTGCGGCTTTACCGCCAATTTACTGATCGTCACCACCGACGTACTGCTCTCGGGGATCAGCACCGAGGCGGCAAAATCCATCGATGCCTCTTTGCACGTCAGCGTGATCGACAACTGGTACTTTATGGCGACCTCGGTGATCGTTCTGACGCTCGTCGGCGGACTGATCACCGATAAGCTGGTGGAGCCGCGGCTGGGGCAGTGGCAAGGCAGTCGTGATGAAAAGCTGCAGACGCTGACGCCCGAGGAGCGTTTCGGCCTGCGCATCGCCGGCGTGGCAACGCTGGTATTCGTGGCGGTCGTCGCCCTGATGGTGGTCCCCGAGAACGGTATTCTTCGCGACCCGGTTCAACACACGGTCATGCCCTCGCCGTTTATCAAAGGCATCGTGCCGCTGATTATCTTTTTCTTCTTTGTCGTGTCGCTGGCATACGGCATCGCCACCGGCAAAATTCGCCGCCAGGCCGACCTGCCGCAGCTGATGATTGAGCCGATGAAAGAGATGGCCGGGTTTATCGTGATGGTCTTCCCGCTGGCGCAGTTCGTGGCGATGTTCAATCGTAGCCACAAATCAGACACTATAAAATATATATAATAATATCAGTTATATATAAAATTACACTGGATGTTTAGCCAGTTATATTTTAGTCTATTTTTACCCGTTTTAACCCATTCTGTTGTTATCAGCACCCCATACAGCACCCCACAGTTGAAGGTTTGGATATGGCTTTCTTCACCATAGAGAAAAGATTACGCAGTGATGGAACTGCCCGTTATCGCTGTACTGTAGCCGTTAAACAAAATGGTAAGTACGTCCACCGGGAGAACAAAACCTTCTCCAAGAACACCCTTGCGAAGTCCTGGGGTGCTAAACGTGTAGCATACATTGAAGAGCATGGCATCCAAGACCCCGCCCGCAATGCGCAGACGAACGCTGTTATAACTGTTGGTGACCTGCTTACTCAGTATGAGAACCACCCAAACATAACGCTTGGCGCATCAAAAAGAAGCTCTCTCCGCACACTTGGTCGTTCCTTCCTGGCAGACATCAGACTTTCGGAGTTATCGGCAAAGCATATTATCGAGCATTGCCAAGCCAGAAAAGCGCAAGGGCTTGCACCTTCTACTATTTCTCAGGACGTATCCTATTTAAGCGTTGCGCTTGAAGCTGCCAGACCTCTCTTTGGAGCTAACGCTAATATAAACGAATTGTCAGATGCCAAAGTTTGGTTGAGAAATATGGGTATCATAGGCCCATCACAGCGACGCACTCGACGAGCAAGTTCTGTAGAAGTTGATCAATTATATGAAGTACTCAAGATGAAGGCTGAAACAGCTTATACAGGTGCACCATTACATCAAATATTTATGTTTTCCATTCTTACCTGTATGAGAATAGGTGAAGTGTGTCGCATTCTCTGGGATGATGTTGATGAAACCCAACGTTCCGTTCTCGTGAGAGACCGTAAAGATCCGAGAAAGAAAGCAGGAAACCATATGTTAGTTCCCTTGCTTGGTGATGCATGGAGAATTCTTAAGATGCAGTCTAAAACTGATCCGCGGGTATTCCCTTTCAATCCTAAAACTATAACAGCCATGTATAGACGTGTTCGTAAAGAATTAGGGATTGAAGATCTGAGATATCACGATTTACGCCGCGAGGGTGCAAGTAGATTATTTGAGGCAGGTTTCAGCATTGAAGATGTTGCACAAGTTACCGGGCACCGTTCTCTTTCAATACTATGGCAGGTTTACACGCAGTTGTTTCCAAAGTCTCTACATGAGAAATTTAATATGTTACTCAAAAATAAAGCTGATTAAGGAAATCGTATGATATATCATTACACAGATTTAACAGCAGCCAAATCTATAGTTGAAAATGAAAAAATATGGCTTACTGAATGTCGCTATCTTAATGATAAAGAAGAATTTACAATGGGGCTATTATTTTTCAAACATGCTCTAGAATCATATAATGGCTATAAAAACCACTACCCTATCGAGTTCTCAGAAAAAATAGAAAACTCAATTAGTTACTTGATTACATCTGAATTAACATCACCTGACGCTGCAGAAAATCTTTTCGTTGCATCATTTAGTCACACGCCTGATTCTTTGAGTCAATGGCGTAGTTATGGTATGTTTATGCTTGGATTTGAAGAGGATTTTATTTCTCCAAGTTTAATCGAAGATGAATTTTTTGCGTTTGACTGTTTTTACGCCATGGATTTTGTGGATGGTTTAGCACATGCTAATTCTTTGTTAGAAAACATTATCATCCCACAACTTTATTCTCTATCTAAACACAACAATATCCAAATTATGGATTATTGGCTTAGATTGTTAATAGAAATATACGCACTCTCATTTAAAAACAAAGCCTTTGAAAGCGAACATGAAAAAAGACTAGTAATTGCATGCAAAAATGACGATACAATCATTAACTTCCGTGTTAAAGGTGATTTATTAATCCCATATATTTCACTCGATATTAACCCCTGCTCTATTATGTCCATAACAGTAGGACCTATAGAAAATCAGTATTTATCAGTTTCATCGCTTGAGAAATTCGCAACCAAAATAACCAGCAGAGTTAGAAAAACACACTCTAAAGATGACTACACCCTATATGTAAGTAGCTCTAGCACTCCTTATCGAAAACTGTAATGGACATTACTCTTCTTTATTATTATTTGGATGCAAGATAATATTAATTAATTTTATAACCAGCATATAAAACATATTTTACTTTTATTCTGGTTGAATAAAATTACTACCGGCTTCCCATGATTACTTGGTTTGGTTTGCATCTACACGCTCACATTTCCTACAAGTACACTATTCCGTTAAGGAGGTACCCAATACAATTACCATCAGCTCTATATCGTCTCGATGTCCCTGTTTTCCCCCATGCCTTCTATACTTTCAATTTGACTGTTGGAGGTAACCATGTGCGGACGATTTGCCCAATCACAGACACGCGAATAATATCTGGCTTATCTTGCCGAAGAAGCTGAGCGTGACATCGCCTATGATCCAGAACCAATCGGCCGGTATAACGTGGCGCCAAGCACTAAAGTTTTGCTCCTAAGCGAACGCGACGAGCAGTTGCACCTCGACCCGGTTCACTGGGGTTACGCACCAAGGTGGTGGGATAAACCACCGCTGATTAATGCCCGGGTGGAGACCGCAGCCACCAGCAGGATGTTTAAACCGCTTTGGCAGCATGGTCGGGCGATCTGCTTTGCCGATGGCTGGTTTGAATGGAAGCGAGAAGGAGACAAGAAGCAGCCCTATTTCATTCATCGTGTTGATGGCCAGCCCATCTTCATAGCGGCTATCGGCAGTATCCCTTTCGAGCGCGGGGATGAATCTGAGGGATTTTTGATTGTCACCGCGGCGGCCGATCAAGGGCTGGTCGATATTCATGACCGCCGGCCGCTGGTACTGACGCCTGAAGCAGCCCGTGAATGGATGAGGCAGGATCTTGGAGGGAAAGAGGCAGAGGAAATAATTGCAGATGGCGCTCTGTCAGCAGACCATTTCACATGGCACCCAGTTTCACGCGCGGTGGGTAACGTGAAGAATCAGGGGGCTGGTTTGATTGAGGCTATCAAAAGCCTGTAGCTTTAATGACGTCCGAAATGTGCCAGAAGCGGACGTTAGCCATAGTGAATAATGCACAATGCAGTGACTGGATACAGATATGGGAAACTATTACTTTTAAAGTCCGACATTCTTGATTCTTGATTCTTGATTACTTAATCTAAGTAACCGTACATTTTTATCCAGCTTCAACTATCCAATGTACCAGTATGTTCTGTAACATAAAAGCAGGCTATTTAGCCCACAATCAATTGATACTTAGGCACTTATATGAAACTAAAAAAAATGCTTGAAATGGATTTCATCAAGGAGTTCCAAGAGCACCTAGAAACTGACTTTGAGCATGAACTCTTACATGCCAGTCTTCGCAACTATTGTTCTCATGGTAATCCTCTGCGCTTCAACAACTTTGCATTTGCAATACGTGAGCTAATAAATCATGTGCTGAAACGACTGGCACCAAATGACAGAGTTATGGCGTCTCCATGGTTCACTAAAAACAAAAATAACGCCACTATTACCCGTAAACAGCAAGCAAAATACATCGCCCAGAAGCATATACCCGACCAACTTCTTGATGATGTAGCTATCGAAAGACTAGATGAAGGTATAGCATGGTTCAATAAAAACTATTCTTCTTTAAACGATTACACCCATATTAGCGAACATTCATTTGATAGTAACCCCAAACAGTTTTTTGAGAGTGCTAAACTGATAATAGAACTGTGTAACAAAATATTCGATACCTTCGATGAACTTGAGCGTGTTATTACCGAATCAATAATCGAGGAAGTACAGAATGAAGTTACTGATATCACAATGAATAATATCCCTGACGAACTGGATATATTATCTTCACAAACAACTGTTGATTGGTGCAATGTTGAATCCATTGAGTTGCTGAACCTTGACGAAAATTATATTTATCTTTTGGTGCGCGGAATAGTTGAAATTACTAGGCAATACGGGCGTGGGGAGGATTACTTTGCACAGCAAGATTCTTATCCCTTCAAGTTTGCAGTCTCTATTCGCACTGATAATTTCAATTTAATAGCACCATTACTTAACACTGTAGTAGTGGATACAGGCTCATGGTATGACGATGGCGAAGGATCTGCTCATTATAACACAATTTATACAACCTCCAGATTTTTGGAGATGATCTCACATATAAAAATTAAACCAAAAACAAAGAGAAGATTGTTTCCTGAGCTTAGTACAGTAGTAACACTAGAGATTCATGAAAGTGAAGGTATATCAGAATCGGTCGTCCCAGAAATATGTCATCTAAATCAAGGAAGCGTCAATTTAACTGAATTTTAGGATTATCTATGGAGAGATGAAAAATGTCTAATAAGATCTATAGCCTACTAAGAATGCCTGCTGAAGCATTTAAGATATTTGCAATGTCATTGCCACATGGGTCTAATTATGGTAATGCAGAATTCCTTTCCGCTTGGTCAAATGAAAAAGGGCTTGGATATGGTGCAGTCCTTCAATACAGCAAAAATTCATATGGCCTTGTCGTGCTCAGGCGACGGGAAGATTATGTGCTGGTACCTCTCGAGCATAAGATGTGTTTTACCGAGCAGGAGGCATTGGTGCATCTTGATAAGCACCTTTCAGCCGGAGGGAATTTATTACCGATTCCATCTGGGCAATCACGTAGAGCCCGACTGGATCATGTTGGTGAGCGGAATGTTTGTCAGGCATTTATACAATTATCGTCCACGATAAAGTACCGAGGAGCATTTCATTTAATTGTCGAGCTCTATCTGGCATTACCAAAACCTGATGATAACTTCAGAACCGATCTCCAGACCCAAGGATTCAACTCTAGAATCTGGGAGCTATACCTTTTCGCATGTTTTAAAGAGCAGGGAATTAAAGTTTTTCAAGATTATCCATCTCCGGATTTTATGCTCATGAACGGTAATAACAAAGCATATGTTGAGGCGGTCACCGCGAATCCAACTGGTCCGGGCAGCCTAAAGTTGCCTCAAACACAATTCCCCCCCGGAGATCGATTAGCTCGCACAGCAGGTGATATGGCAGCACGGTTCGCTAAGACCATCAGATCTAAACTCCAGAGAAAGTATGAAGAACTACCGCATGTTAAAGGATTCCCATTTGCAATCGCTATAGCGGATTTTAGCGGTGGGGGCACTATGGTCTGGTCTCGCGAGTCACTTCCAACCTATTTGTATGGGCAAACCGCACATACAGTCAAAACATCCAAAGGTATTAAGGCTGCTGCATTATCAATTGAACAGCTTTTAGGTCATAAAAATATTCCGGCAGGACTATTTAACCACCCAGAGATTGAAAATTTATCTGCTATCTTGTTTAGTAATGCTGGAACATTGCCAAAATTCCAGCGAATGGCAATCCAAGCTGAATTTTCCTCACCTATTGTGAAAGCCCGCAGGATTGGGATTTTATTTGATAGGACTGAAGGGGCCTTGGAACCAATTGACTTCGACCTAGATATTCAATCGCCTGAATATATTAATCTTTGCGATGGCAAAGAATTTTGGTGTTTTGAACTTGAAGTATTTCATAACCCTAATGCTGCTCATCCAATGTCCCATGATTTCCTGCCGGGGGCAACACATTGGTTTGAACACAATGGAGAGATCATCTGTGAGACCCAATGGAAAAACCAGGTACTTGCATCAGTAACCGAGTTTAGTATTGTTCCAGATGTCGCCGATAAACTCGAAGCCAAGTAAAAGCCGTGATTGCTTGATGCAAGCATATTCTTGAAAGAAGAAAGTTGACAAGATTTAAAACTAATAATGAAGGGGGGAATGTTACGAGTTTGATGACCGGCTCTGCTTTACCCCGCCATGACAGATGTGTCCGCTCCTCGCTCATGGCGGACCTTTGACTCAGTTCGCTTGTCCGCTCTGTGCCAGAAGCGGAAGTTTGGGCTGACTCCCCCGCAGAAGATCCTTCACTATATTTGAGCATATGAAGAGCAAAGGGACACACCATGATTTACTCCTGAATTTCAGGAAGAAGCCGTCCGTAGGATAACGGAACTCGGTTTTTCCGTTGCCGAAGTATCCGACCGTCTGAGCGTTTCTGCGCACAGCCTCTACAAAGAAAAGTCCGCGCGGTACTTTGCAAGGGAACCTGACTGAAGTATGTTTTATCAAGGAACACAGCACTGTATGGAGTATGATGACAATTTGTCGGTTACTGAATGTTGCCCGGGCTGTGTTCAGTACGTAGCTGCATAAACCAGTCTGGGGTGTCATAAGCCTGATGATGCTTATCCGCGGCTCATATTCACTGAGAGGAGGCGTATACGGTTATCGGCGGAATCATGGCAATTTGAACGAAATCGGGGAAACCTGCAGTCAAAAGCGCGTGGGCCACATCATGCAATTGAATCGAATTCAAGCGGTACGTGGCTATAAAGCACCATGTAGTGTCGCTGGCCGACCATCAGTGGTCGCTCCTAATCGTGTGCAGCCGCAGTTTACCGTTGTTCGGCCAGTCAGGTACGGGTCACAGACATCCTTTATATCCGCACTTGTAAGGATGGCTATATCTGGCGGTGGTTATCGATCTCTTCGCCCGTAATGTGTTCAGCTGATCGATAAGGCCCACTCTCTCATGCGTACTCTCTCGCTCGACGCGCTGATGATGACCGTCTGGCGTTGAAAACCTGAAAGCGAGGTCATTATACATAGCGATCAAAGGTAGCCAGTATGGCAGTGATGGCAGGCAGCGCTTCTGCCGGGCCAATAACCTCGCCTCGGGCATGAGCCAGCCATGGCAACCGCTAGGATAATGCGGTGGATGAATCGTTCTTCAGTTCACTGAAAAAGATCGCATCAGGAAGATAATATACGAAACCCGGGGTCTGGCCCGGGCGGACATCTTGGATTACATTGAAGTGTTCTATAACCGGGCCCGGAGCCACATTCATCTCGGCGGTGTCAGTCCGGAGGCCTTTGAGCAAGCCTCGTCGTGAGGACAGAATTTGTCAACTGTCGTGGGGTCAGTCCAGATTGATATAGAAGGATACCGAAGAATGAGTATAAAAAATGAGGCGAATGAAAGATTTTTTCATAAGCACCCTGAACAAACAGAGCTTGCTGACAGCTTAGATGAAGCATTTAATGTTACTTTTGGAAACCAACACGGAGGAATGTTTGTTTGGCTTTTGGAGCCAAAACAACAGATTATTGAAAGATTTGGCTTGCAAAAAGAGATCATAGCATTCTATTCTCCACATAACAAAACTGACGCAAGAACTTTAACTAATATCGAAAATTTTTCCTCCTCCCCTGACTTTAGGCATAGGGTTGATAAGGTTGTAGCTTTTGTAATTCATGAGGGTGATGCTGAGAGCACTACTGAATTGTTAAATCAAACGGTTGATTGGATTATAATTGCCGTCCATGCAAATGAATTAAGAAATAAACAAAGAGGTACTTTTTTCCTACGTGCAAGATTGGCAGAAAGAATCGGTTCATTTGATTTATATGGCATTTCATCACCAATTAAGCATGATAAATATTTTTATGGCCGAGACAGACTTGTTCAGGAGATAATACAAAGAGTTACATCGAGAGGGGAGAATTCTGGGATTTTTGGCTTAAGGAAAACAGGTAAAACCTCAGTTCTTTTTGCATTGCAGAGACGGCTTCATGATAAAAATGTTTTAGTCGAATATATGGACTGCCAAAGCCCAGGATTGTATGGTTCCCGTTGGTGGCAGTTACTTAGAGAAATAGCCAGTAGATTATGTTCCTCAATGGATCTGAAATTTGGTATCAAAGTGAAAGATGATGGAATCTATGATAGGGATAATGCTTCAAATAGTTTCAACCATATTATAAAAAGAATACTTGGTTATCAAAAAATACAACAAGTCTGCCTGTTATTCGATGAGATTGAATTTATAACTCCTGGAGTTAGCAATAACCTCGGACAGCATTGGGATGATGATTTTGTTCCATTTTGGCAGACTGTACGTTCTGTTTCACAGGAAATAAACAGTAAATTGGTATTCGTTACTGCTGGGGTAAACCCTTCCAGTGTTGAGCAATCACACTTCTTAAAAGTACAGAATCCAATATTCCAATTAGCCATTCCGTATTATTTGGAACCACTTTCAAAAGATTTCATTCGAGAAATGGTCAGAACGATAGGAAAGTATTCTGGCTTCACTTACGAAGAAGATTGCTATGAATTTTTGAAATCAGCTTATGGCGGACATCCCTACTTAGTTCGCCTGGCATGTAGTGAAGTTATTCGTTCCAAGGGAGCCGTACCCACAGACAGAACAATAAAAATCACAGTTGATGATTTTGAAAAAGCACAAAACTCTATTAGGCAACGTCTTTCACGACCGATAAAAGACATATTGTTATCATTAGTTTGGTGGTATCCAGACGAATACGAACTATTGTTGATATTAGCTGATGGTGATACTGACTTCGTATTATCATACTTAAAAGAAAGCCCGGAAAAAACTGTCCAGTTTGTAAAATATGGTTTAGTTCGTGATGATAATGGAAACTTTGCCATAAAAGACCTTCTAATTTTCCTGAGGGATTATGGGATTTCATATAAAAATGAAATCTCCCCTTTTAAAAGAGGAGATCTACCTCTCGAATTACTACCTGAAGAGCCAAATCTTGCCGACCTAGCACTTTTATTTGATAAAAGAACTGAAATAGAGATCGCATTGAGAAAATATATTATAATGCTGCTTGGCTTTAAGTATGGGTTTGATGACAAACTAATATCTGATAGAATTATTAAAAGCTTAAAACAAAGGCCCCAAGCCAAGGAATTGAGTGATCTTTTTATTGGGAGAAGGCCACAGGAGGCGATTAATGAAATATTTTTGTCGGATTTAAAAAGTATTTTTAAATCAAACTGGGAAGATGTAGGGGCTATTTTTGATAAAAAAGTTGAGCGATTTGAGATGAATATGGATACAATAAATATAGCAAGGCGATATGAAGCTCATGCAAAACCTGTACAACCAATCGATAGAGATGATTTTCTCAATAGCTATTCTTGGTTTAAAAATAGGCTTAGCAAAGTCCCTCAGATTTTTTAAAGGATACACAGATAAATATATTCCACTAGAGGTCTTTCACTGTTGATTAAACTAAAAGGGTCTTTTTGATAAGGCCCTTCTTTTATACTGTATTAGAAAATAACAACGTCCACTTTTCGCTCTGAATACACACAGCACTTTGTGCTTTTCCGCTCTGTGACAAGCTGTCGTTGCTAATCTCGTGCGGTGTTGGTATAAATGGAAAAATTCGAAGGTAAGGAGTTAAACATGCGCGAAGCTAAAATTGTGGATATGGCTATCAATAAGATAGCTCGCACACATTTCAGGAAGCAAGCCTACCGAGCAACTAAAACATATGAGCTTCATCAATTTGCGTCACTCTTTAATACCGAGCATCTCAATAAGCTTGCTAAATTACTTTTCATATCTGATCGACATGTTTTGGGCAACATGCATACGTATCATTATGCTGTAGACGTGGGTTGGATTGATAAAAAGCCGATTGCTGAATACGCAGCCCAGAGTTTATTCGAAAGAGTTGAGCTCGGGGATGCTCTGATCTTATACAACAACCATCTGATAGACAGCTCGTGGAAGTATCTCGGTACAGTTCATGAGCGAGCTGTCATCATTCAAGCAAAGATTACGAAAAACAAATCCCGGCAACCCAAAGTGACAGTGACTTTTGGTGATTCCTCAAATAAAGAATTTGCACTTTACAGTCGATGGCCAACGTTCCGCCTAAAGCGGAGAAAATCCTACACGCAAAAATTCAATCTTCCAGCACTAAATTATTTGAAAAACCCGTATCCGTATGCATTTTACCTTGCAGCAAGAAAATCTTACTCAAGACATTCAAACTGGCCCTGTCATTGGATGGGAGCTCCGTCGCAACTATCAGAAAAATGCGATATTTCCACAGGAGAGTTATTGCTTGCGCTTAAATCCGGCATGTTAGTTAATGGCTATCAGGTTGGCGCAGAACTTAATTCTAATCCAGAATGGGCTCGTTTGGTTAGATTAATACTAATGGCGGTGGGCCTTGGCTGGACGAATAGAGGATGGAGTGGTCGTACCATCCCTACCAGAATGCAAGGAACTTATTTGCAGCTTGTAACCCAACATCTGCCAACACTCATCCAAAAAAAATATTATACTAACTTTCTGTTGAGTTTGAATCAATCATTATTTAAACAGACAATTTCCGGTAAACACCAGAATAATATTGCAAGCAATCAATACTGGAAAGATCCCCCCCAAGGTAAGTTTATGGTATTGAGGATTACCAAAATCAGCTCAGAATTTACTCCCGAGTCAGAAAACTTCTTCGAGAGGTAACACTAAATTTCTTTTTTCCCTGTTGCCGTTGTCAGTATGATCTGCTAGCCGTTGATTAATATACGGCAATGTTAGTAATGCAATCTGAGCGTCAAGAATAATTGTGAATGTCCGCTGTTCGCTATAAGCGGACTGTAGTAGCATAACCACTACCGATAATGGCCGAATCATCTAACTTTGAGCAGGTCACAGAACCTCGTAGTATATCGAGGCGAAAGCATTTCCCGCTTCATCTGCCAGGCAGTCTGGACCCCCTGCCCTGCAAAATACAGAGTTCCTCTTCCGCCTTTCGCATTGAGATGGTCGAGAACTTCCATCAGTTTCTCGCTATTCTTCCGTGGTGCATTGTCGTCGAAGAGGTTGAGCTGGGCCACGCCCTGACTGTAGAAATCCCCAAGCATCACGCCTGCTTTCTGATAGCGATGTCCGTCTCGCCATATTGCATCGAGGCATTTCGTCGCCGCGGTGATGATGTCCCGGCTGTCCTGGGTTGGAGTTAGCAGCTTTACCGATGCACTGTTCCCGTAGTACGGCTCGTTCAGCGCAAAGGGGCTGGTTTTGACGAATGCAGAGATAAAGCGGCAGTACTGATGCTCGCCACGGAGTTTCTCCGCGGCGCGGGATGCGTACAAGCATATCGCCTGGCGCATCTCTTCGTAGGTGGAAATCCGCTGCCCAAAGCTGCGACTACAGACAATCTCCTGCTTTACCGGCGCGAACTCCTCAAGACCGAGACATGGCTCTCCGCGCAGCTCCCGCACGGTTCGCTCCAGAACCACATTAAAATGCTTCCGGATAAACCTGATATCTGTATCCGCCAGTTGAAGCACTGTTTTAATGCCCATTGCCTCCAGTTTTTTACTGAGGCGGCGCCCGACTCCCCAGACCTCATCCACCGGCAGCAAAGACATCAACTTTCTCTGCCGTTCCAGGTTCGACAAATCAACCACGCCTCCGGTCTGCCGCTGCCACTGTTTCGCGGCGTGATTGGCCAGCTTCGCCAGGGTTTTAGTCTGGGCTATGCCGACGCCGACCGTGAGGTGCGTCCGGCGCAGAACCGTCTCGCGAATTTCCCTGCCGAAGTCGGTAAGGTCGCGACAGTTACGAACTCCAGTCAGATCGCAAAATGCCTCATCGATACTGTAAATTTCGCAGCGCGGAGAGAGCTCTTCCAGCGTGGTCATCACACGATTAGACATATCGGCATAGAGCTCATAGTTGCTACTAAACGCGATAATGCCGTGCCGGCGAAACATGTCCTTTTGTTTGAAGTACGGCTCCCCCATTTTGACGAAGGGCTTCGCCTCAGCGGAACGAGCAATCACACACCCGTCGTTATTGGAAAGGACGACTACTGGCCACCCTTTCAGGTCAGGACGAAACACCGTCTCACACGATGCGTAAAAGGAGTTCACATCGCAAAGCGCAAACATCTTAGCCAGCCGATTTGATGATGTAAGTTACGACGCCGAACACATCGAGAGTATCCTCACTACCGACGACTATTGGGGAATACGCGCTATTCATTGGGTTAAGCTGAACCCGCGGTTGCAACTGCAGCTTCTTAACCGTGAATTCCCCATCTACAGCGGCAATGACAATATCACCATGAACTGCTGTCCTTGAACTATCCACGACCAGAAGATCCCCCTCACCAATGCCCGCATCTTTCATGCTATCACCGGCAGCTTTGACAAAATACGTCGCGCTGGGGTGGTTAACCAGCAGCTCGTTCAGGTCGATACGCTGCTCAACATAATCCTGCGCTGGACTAGGAAAGCCGCACTGCACAAGGTCACTGTACAACGGGAGCAGCATGATCTGGCGTAACTCAACGGGCGTGTAGAACTGCATAATAAACTCGCTCACAAAATACTGTTTTTATATACAGTAATTTCATTCACTAATCTGATCAATAGAGGTTTCAACTATCAATCAGGAGCACAGAGGGGGGAAACCAGTCACCTTTGAGCCCCTGATATTGGTTTCACTTAGTGATTATGTTGTCTATATGCCAGCTTTGAACTATCTTTTCTCAAAACCTGCTACTGCAAAATGGATATAAGATGTCACAGACGGACTTGCTGATTGTTGTTTTTACGCTGGGCATTTTAGCCTTTGGCTATTCCATATGGTTCATTTCGAACAGAATACTCTGCTCAATATTTCATAGACTTAGAAAGAATGTATGAATTGGGATGGTATAGACCCAAATTCATGGTCCTTGCTCCTCGACGTCGGAAGGTACTTACAGATCATCTTCGCTCTTAACCTATCACATCGGCACCTACTCCATGATGTAACAGCTCGGACCAGAAATATCTGGAAGCTTTAGGCATATTCCTGGAAGATAGACGAGCGCAAAGACGCACACAGCAATGATGTTATGTAGTATTTTCCCCTTGAGTGTGCCTGCTCAGGGGGATTTTTTATCGCCGTATTGTACTGGCAAATATTTGTAAATAGTCTTCACCCCCACGCCTGTCACATCGGCCACACGCGACTGGACAGGCGGTTAGTCCGGTATGTTTCTCGCGCTACTACTGCTTACGTTAACGTCTGGTAATGATCTAGCGGCGCGACGTAAAGCGGCGTTGAAAGCAATTATAGTGACCGGACGGCGTTGGTACTTCACACGGTTAGAATGGCTCTGAAATAAAAAAACATCTTCTGGATAGCGTTCTCTTCTACGAGCAATGATCCCCTCCACTGGAGGGGTTGATTCAACACGTAGCTCCTTCAGGTGACCCTGTTTTCGTATCAGTATCAAGCCATCATCAATATCATCATATCGAATACTCAGCAGCCTTCCAGCGCTTAAACCTGTGTGAAAAATTAACGCCCACAAGTCTGCCCATGTATCTGAGATGGAAACAAGATTGCTGTTAATAGTTAAAAATTGTTCAAAACTTATTGTTTTCTTACCGTTCACGAACAAACCAAACTGTTTTCAAAACTGAAAGTACTTATTATCTCAAATGTTACATATCACGGGAAGGGCAGGAATCCTTGATCGCGGACGGCAGCAGGAAAGTATTTGTAGATCGTCTTCACCCCCACCCCTATCACATCTGCGATCTGTTGCCGGGTAGCGCCCGTACCCAACATCCTGCGGCATCGCTCCACAACCTCAGTGGTCATTACCCGGCGGCGGCCGCCTACTCTCCCCTGCTCCCTCGCTGCGGCTAACCCGGCGCGGGTACGCTCCACTATCAGCTCGCGCTCCATCTCCGCCAGGGCGCTCATGACGTGGAAGAAAAAGCGGCCTGCTGGCGTCGAAGTGTCAATCGAGTCGGTCAGGCTGCGGAAATTCACCCCGCGCGCCTGCAGCTCCGACACGAGCGTAATCAGATCGCGCACGCTGCGGCCCAGCCGGTCCAGTTTCCAGACCACCAGCACATCGCCGGGCTTAAGCCTGCGTAAGGCCCGCCTCAATCCTGGCCGTCTGGCATTTTTCCCGCTCGCGGTGTCTTCAAATATCTGTTCACATTCTGCGCGAAACAGTGCTGTTTTCTGCAAATCGAGGTTTTGATCCCCTGTAGAGACCCGTGCATAGCCAATCAGCATGTTGTAACCCGTTGAAATAGCTGATTGTAAAAAGCTCCGCTCTTTCGCTCAAACCCTCGTTTGCGCGAACGCCTTTTTTGGAGCAAAAAACATGGCCTTTAACCCGGAGCTGGGGAGCACGTCTCCCGCTGTGCTGCTCGATAACGCTGAGCGTCTGGATAAGCTGGTCAATGGAGATGCGGCCACCGTTCCCGACCGCGCAGGTGATCCGCTGTACTCATGGCGTGGAATCCATCAAAACCTGATCCCGCTGAGTCGCCAGTACATGACACTGGCGGCGGCCCAGGCGGACATCGCGAATATCCCGGTGGGGTCGACGACGTATTACCGCAGCCAGGACGATAGCGCACTGGCTGTTGAGGTCATGAACGTTAGCGGGACATTGCAGCCTACCGGCCGGAAAATGCTGTCACAACAGGCCTGGCTGCACCTGATGGCTGATTACTCCAGCTCTCTTAAAACCCCTGTTCCGGTGACATTTTCAGGCGAGCTACTGAACGGGGCTACTGGATGGAATGGGTTTAATATTTGTCCGTCCCAGTATTATGGCGGGTGGTCGATTCCTGCCGAGGCGACGGGATATAACTCCTATGTTTCACCTAAAATCACGCTGACACCTTCACTCGCCAGCGGACTGGCGGGCAAGCGCGTGTTGTTCATTTTTGGCGTCACCCATTCTGCTGCGCTCAGAAGCGCAATTGAGAACCCGTCAAAGTTAGCTCCTTATGCCTGGATCAATGGGGTTGCTGTTACTGATCCTGCTTTACAGGCTATTGCTATCTCAGATACCGAATCGGTGGTGCTGTTCGAAACGGATATCACTTCCAGCACGACGGATATTGCTATTGCTCTGCAATATAAAGTCAGTGCGCCCGCCGCTGCACAGCTGACATTTTTTACACATTCCGCGTTTTACCGGGTGCTGGATGCCAGGAGCTTTATTTCTGCGCTGGATGCATGGTCCCGAAGCAAAGCCGTTCCACCGGTGGATAGTGGGTCAGTGGTGATCATGCCCGCCTTCATCGAACTGTTTAACGGTGCTACAAGAGACGCAGCCACAGGAAAAATTACGCTTCCAGCCGGAGCCACGGGTTACAACACGTACTATGGCCGGTTCGATGCCGTCCATAACAACCGTAATCGCGCCGGTGAAACTATCCGCCTGGTAGCGATTTTTAACAGCTCCACGAAATTCATTCAGACCCTAAGTTCATACACCATCGGCGTGGCGAAAAAACTGGATGGTATTCAGTCAACTGGTGCGCAGGTGGCAGGATCAGAGCGACTGCGTGTCATTGATGATAATACGTTCATGATCAGTGCTGATTACGTCATTTCAGGCGCTGCATCGGAGCAGGTTTCTGTCTATTTTCAGCTGAAAGACAGCACCTATACGGCAACCGCCCGTGACTTCACACCGCTGTCGGCAACCTACGTTTTCGTTTCTGACGGTGATTTTCGTGGAGACTCCGCCCGTATTATTAATCAGCGGAAGATAACGTCAGGAAATATGGTTAATTCGCTGCTGAGTGTCGGCGGTGAGGTTTTTAGTGGGGGCGTGCTGAATAAGGGGACCAGAACGCTGTCTATTCCTGCAGGCAGTTCCGGGAATAATTCATATATCCAGCCATTTATTGATTACAGCAGCCTGGTGAAATTTCCCGGAGCGCGGCTAAAACTGTCAATAATGTTTGCAACGTCAGATGATGTGATTGTCCAGAGCCCTGTTTCGGTGAATCTGCGCGTAAACAGCCCGGCAGGTCAGAATAATACCGCTGCGGAAATGACACGCGTCAAGGCTCTGACGTCTAAAATGCTGCTGGCTGAACTGGTATATACCCTGACAGGCACAGAAACGACCCTCGCGCCATACCTCCAGATAAAATCCTCTACCCTGCGTACAACTGACGCAGTTTTCCAGCTGGCAGACATTCGGGCTGAGTTCATGGATATCACCGCCCTGGGGGATACGCTGAATGATCAGATGCTGTCATTTCGCCTGTCTGCTCTGAAAGCGGCTATTGATAAAGAGATATCAGATGCCACTGGCGGAGTAACGTATTACAAGACGGTGACGATTAAACAGGACGGAAGCGGCGACTATACATCGCTGGCGGCAGCTATAGCCGCAAATGGTGGAGGGTTCACCGCGTTAACGCAGATCCTGTATCAGCTGTATAGTGGCATTTACCCGGAGCGGAATATTAATTTCCCGGCCTACATCACTGTGGACGGTATAGGAAATCCGTGGATAAAAGGGGAATTGCCAGCCGACGTTGATCCGGCCCAGATACCGCTAAACCAGACTATCTGGATGAATAACACAGCGACAATCCGCAACGTGAAAATCACATGTAAAAACATGAGATACCCCATTCACTCAGATGCGCAGGCCTACCCTGACCTGTCTATAAAAAACGCTGTCCTGAATGTAGAGGGATGCCATATCGAGCATTATGGTAATGCCGAGGCTCAGGCGTACCAGGACTCTGTTTCCAGCGGGGTAACAGTATGGTCATCGTGCCATGCCTGGGGCGGAGGATTACATTCTGGTGAGAAAATCAACAACCTCAACACTGATTACATTAGCCCGACAACCGCGTTTTATTCACACAGTAATCAAGATTTTGATGCGCCATGCCGGATTACCATCAGGGGCGGTAGTCTGCGGAATCGTGACCCTAACGGGATATCGGCGCTGGCTGTGCAGAATCTGGGTTCGGGCCAGGTCAGTTTTCTGAACATGGAGGGGGTCACTATCCAGGGGGCGATTAGCGTAGACAGCAACACATGGCGTGCGGAGAAACTGGACAACCAGTTAGCAGACCGAAATTCGGAAATGAGGATTTACCTGCATGGCTGCTCCCCGGTCGCTGTTCGCTCAACTAACGACGCCCGCGCACTACAACTGATCAGCATCGACAGTGCCTCCAGTGCAGTTGTCGTTAGCGGGTCCGCTGTTCCTGCACTGTTCGGGCAAAATCCGGTGGCCATAAAAGGTGGGATTGGTTATCCGGCTCGTGTGCTCAGTTCGCACTCAGTGAAAGGTGAGGTCGCTGGCGGCCTCATCGGTCAGCGGCTCGGTGACTGTACTGCGGTTAACAAGACATTGACGATTGTATTTGACGGTGGGTCTCCGGTTACGCTGACGTTAGCGGCCAACTACACCTCAATGTCGAATGACTCGGTTGTTACTGCACTAAACTCACTGCTAAATGACAGCGCAGGTCGCGCATTCAGCGTCATCACGCCATACAACTACTCGGCACCGGTATATCAGAGTGACAGGGAATTGATCCTGACGAATACCGGCAATGTCGTCATTCTGAAAGGTACTGCAGTAGCCTTCAATGGTTCAAAGTTGAACGGTCGCCGGGCAACGAATAGCGATACCCGTTCAGCCATTGCAGGTATCGCGCTGGAGAACATTGCACCCGGTGTGCAGGGGAGGATTCAGGGATCAGGATATATCAATACAACCTACATCGCTTTTAGCGGAGCGCCACCAACAGCCTTCCTGGCCTCATGTTCGGTAAACGCAGACGCGACGCTTTCTGCGGGTGGTACAACACCGCTTTTGCAGAGAGTAGCGACAGACACATACGAGATCATTTAAAAAAATCCCCCGGAGGCACGCCGGGGGAAAATAACTGAATGACATTATTGCTGTGTGCGTCTTTGCGCGTTGACATATTCCTGGATAATTCAAAATATTTCCAGATATTTCTTATTACAGCATTTTAGAAACACTACTACGTGATAAGCACTGTTAACTAGCCCACCAGTTTCTGTAGGGCAGTAAGCCGATCGCTTATCAGTGAGGAAATACGCGCAGGCCCCGCGTCTGCATTGAGATGAATGCGAGAGGGATTGGTATCACCTTCCGTCATCAGGAAGTTGCTGCTGTTAAACTTCGTCCATCCGCAATCGGCGTTCAGGTCAATTAATGGGAAACCGTATCGCAATGCCACGGCGCGTATCGCCGCCGCATAGTCAGAAACCCGCCCATACTGATTCGTCTCCCCATCAACCCACGCCCCCGTCCTTCCTGAATCATAGTCGCCGTTGAACGGCGTGGCCCACAGGATAGGTTTTATTGGGGCCCGCGCCCGCAGTTTCTGAGCGATGATGTTCAGCGCGCCGTAAACGGTTGTATTCACTGAGTCGGTGATACTTCCAATCGGAATATTTTGCGCCCAGTCGTTTGTTGCCCACGGACCGCAAATCCACGCCGCCGCCGATGTATCCAGAGCATTAATTCGCACATCGTCGCACATGCTGATTTGCGTTGAGGAGCTATCCGGTTTGGCTATTTTCGAACCACCGACCCCGTGATTCAGAAAAGTGCAGCCCAGTTCTGCCGCGACAAGAGGTTGCCATTTGTTATAAGCAACGTTGCTGTCACCCATCACATCGATGACTTTTCCAGACCACGGACTGACCGTGCTACCACCGGGAACGACTACATATTTTTTGGCAATAATGGGGACGGCTATACGGGTGGTGATCCCGATTTTGGCGGTGCCGGAAGGAGGTGTTAGCTCGTAATCGGTGTAGTCCACCGATTCTGTAGTACCGTTCCCTTCGGTGCCGATAACCGTCCCGGCGCTGTTCATATACACCGCGAGCGAAACTCCACTGCCGTTAACCCTCGCTGTGACTTTCCAGCGGTCTCCTGCTGTGTAATTAAAAATTGCACAGTCAAATGCAGCATTTGCCACCACACTGCCATCAGCACGGTTTATATATGCTCCTGAGGTAATCGTGACGTCCTGTTTAATAAAATCATATACAAGAGAGTCCTCTATTGTTTGTACCCTGACATCCAGAGAATCGATCGATGCCAGTACTGTGGCCGTCTCAACGACAGCAAGTTTTTTAACAGCAATTTCCGCAGAATTACGACCCGTTATACCGATCTGTGTTGTCCCGGCAGGAACGTTAAGACGATAATTTGTATACTGCTGCGGGGTTGCCGTTCCCCGCCCTTCAACACCCAATACCATCCCGGCGCTGTTCATGTACACGGCCAGAGCAGTCGCCGATCCTGTCACAAGGGCTGTCACCAGCCAGCCATCCCCGTCGGAATGCGGAATGATTGCGCAGTTCAGCGCAGAGTTATCAGTGATGGCCCCTGTAGTTGGGTTGATAAATTTCCCGACTTGCCAGGCAGCTGCATAAGCATAACCAACAGAGATAGCCCCCTGGAGCGCATCGACGCGTGATGTTAACCCCGAAATACCGGATGATATGACGGCTGACAGATAAGTTTTATCCGGCGTGGCGCGAACAAAATCAGGCTGAATAGCCCCCAACGCAGCAGCATAAGCACCGACCTTAAATATCCCTGCCGTAGTATTTTCAACCCGGATCCTGACGTAGGATGCGCCGGATGGAATGACATCTGTGATAACCGGCGTATTTATACCGGCGGCCAGAGCAAGCTGTGATTTAGACGAAATAACAGCGCCAGCGGTGGACATCCAGAAAATATGGAACTTAGCACCGGCATCCTGGAACCACGCCAGCACGGAAAAGGTTAACTTATCACCAACCCTTACAGGCAGGCGGGCAAGGTCATAATATTTATCTGCAGACCATACGCCGGAATACTGTGCCACTGGAGTCGGTAACGAAATATTGGCATCAGTAGTGCTGAAGGTGATCACTGCTCCGCGATACCAGTCCCACGCACCGAATTTAGGATCATTTGCTGAATATTCATTCAGAGCATCAAACAGAATGTTCGCCCCGCGTAGCGAAGAATAAGATGGCATTTTCCGCCCGGTAGGCTGCAGCGTACCGGCGTTATTGATCACTTCTACAGCTAACGCGTTGTCATCCGGGCTACGGTAATACGTGGTCGACCCCACCGGAATATTCGCGATGTCCGCCTGCGCCGCCGCCAGCGTCGCATACTGCTTACTGAGCGGGATCAGGTTCTGCCTGACCTCATCGTTTTTCGCCATCATTCCGCGCCAGGTATCCAGATCATCGCCTGCGCGATCTGGTTCAGTCAGCGCAGACCCATTGACCAGCTTATCCAGACGCTCAGCGTTATCGAGCAGCACAGCGGGAGACGTGCTCCCCAGCTCTGGGTTAAAGGCCATGTTTTTTGCTCCAAAAAAGGCGTTCGCCCAAACGAGGGTTTGAGCGAAAGAAAAGTTGAAAGGGATTTTTTGGTATTAAGCGACGTCGCCGGGGTATGTGGCGTCGTCGTACTGGTAGAAAATTTCTTTATATTCAGGTGCAGTAATCTGACAGTTGCTGTCACCCGATGGGGCAACCTCCTGGACTATCCCATGCCGCGCACCCTTTTCACTGTCGCAGAACAATAACTTCGGCAGGTCAATATCTGGGTCGTCCATAATCCAGTCGTCGGGATGCAGGTCGTCGTTGTACGGCACCGTCAGCGTGAAATCATCTACCCGTTGCGGCGTGAGCATTCGCGATGATGGTCGACCGTCCTGAAACTGTATCCAGCAGCGAGGATTCGCGTAGCTCCAGTCCAGTGGCTCCGTAACGTGCAGCGTAATTTCCTGGAAGTCGTAAATCATCGCGTCAATCAGGCAACTTTGGGTTTTCCCGGTTCGAATGTCGTCGGACAAAATGATGTGATCACCGAAGTCATGACACCATCCCAGCATTGAAGTCGTAGCCGTATACGTTCGGCGTTGGTGGAGATATTTCATTAACCGACGCATCCCGATACGCCAGGCGCGATCTGCAGTCATGGCAACATCAATGGTGTATGCCTCCGTTTTGCGCGGAAAAGGATTTTCCGGCGTCCGGCACTGTACGGTTTCCTCAGCCCAGGTCACAGGGTTGATATATTTCACATCCACGCCATCAAAATCATCCTCCGACGGGACCCTGAATGACGTCTGCATTTCCTCGACGGTATCCTGAGGTGTAATGATCCCTGTCCAGCTTTTGACGCCCTCTCTCCCGACAGAAAGCAACCCGTCAGATAGCAGAAAATACCCCATGCCAGCCTCGGCTATTTTGTCGAAAATATCCTTTGCTGACGTGCTGTCACTGCTTGCCTGGTGATCAAAATATTCTCCCCTTGGCGTCCAGTAGGTATCCTCCAGCGTACTGAGCGCCGCAATGTCGATCTGGTCGTCGCGATATCCCAGACTGCGGGCAAGATGCAGGAACGCACCGCTGATTGTCCTGTCACCTCCGCCATCATAGTTTCGCGTGGCGACAACACTCACACGCTTGTCTGACTGCGCCGCCAGCTGGCCGCCGGTTTCTACCGTGATCCCTATTGTTGATATCCCTGCGTAGGAGGTCGGACGGGAAAGCAAACGACCTCTGAGCGCCTGCCAGAACATGCTGTCTCTCGCGTTATTGCTCCCCTGCTCGTTACGGCGGCGGCATCGAACCTCCACCAGCCCAGGAGAGGACAGATCAAAACGCTCTGTAAAACCGAGGCCATTAATGTTTTTAAGCGCGTAAACCCCTGGCTTACTCGTCCACCCGGATCCGGAACCATAAACGCGATACTGGATTTCATACTCGACATGGCGGACCCGCTTATTCCCGTTGTTCTGGAACCCACAAATTCCGTTTGGGAAAGCAAAGTTGACCTCGAAGGCGTCCACAACTTCATTCTGCGGGCAGGCCAGAAAGGGGCCGAGCCAGGTTTCATTATCGTTAATACCAGACGCGGCAAAATCCACGACGGTACGGGTCATAAAGCCTGACCAGGTGCTGTTAACGACACCGTTAACCACACGCTGTACGGTCGCAGAGGGGCCATCAGTAGACGCTATCTGGTATTCGTTGCCACGGTGCGCCAGGGAAATCCGCTGAGTGCCTTCCGGCAATCCGGAAAAGGCAGTGCCAGAATCGTATGCCAGCGTCACGCTGGCTGTTACCGCAGGGCTTCCGCCGCTGGATGCTGTACCAGCTGTAAATACCGGGCTGTCGCCAAATACTGACGCAGGCAGGAATGATGATGTAATGGAACCGCCACGCCAGGGGCTGGAGATCTCCACGATACGTATCACGCTGCCATCATCCTGAGCAATGAGCCCCGAACCATTCAACCCGCCGTTAATCGCTGCGAGCAAGCCAGACATTGTGCCGTAGTTGGCGACCAGAGATATGGTATAGGTGATACCCTGCCAGGTCAGAGCAAAGGTCTGGCTGGTTGTCGTAAAGTCATACGTTGACGGCGAGGCACTGGCGCGTAATACCGCAGTCGCTCCCCCTGTTCCCGGAACGGCGTCCTGGTGAGGGGTATACGTGGCGATCTGCAGGTCATAGTCAGTACCGTTAAACGTTAGGGTGACAGGCATTCCGCTGAATGGCGCAATCTCTGACACAACGTCTCCTGTCAGCACGTTAAAACCGCCCTCGATGGATACCTGATAATTCACTGGCGCTTTCAGGGTGACAATTGCACCGGCGATCCAGCCTGGAGGAAGTTTATTCTCATCCTCGTCTTCATCATTATCATCATCGACATCGAGGCCAGAAAACGATACAGAGGCACCGCTGACGGTCATGGCATCAGCAACGATATCACTGGCTTCAGGCGCAGTCTGAGCCATATCGAGGCCGCTGCCGCTCGACGTTCCCCCAACTTCCGTTGAGTTGAACCATATCTCGCTGCGACGATCCCCCGCCACATTATCGCCGGGCCCATAGCTGGTATATGAAAAGCCATCGCCTAAGGTCAACGCCGGAGTTTCTCCTACCCGAAAATCTCCACCGGTATAGGAGAAACGCCCATATCCAAGGCAGACAAACATTTCTACCGTCATTCTGGTGGGATCAGCGGGGTCGAATCGCGTTACCGGCTGCACCAGGTAATCCGGGTAAATCCGGTTTCGCCCAAAAGCCTCCCTAACGGGATCACCGAGTTTTGCGGTGTTTGCCCGCGCCGGGTTCAGATCCAGCGATGAAGCGTTACTGGATGAAAAACCGCCCAGCTCTGGTTTTGGGGCAAAGAATAATGCATAGGCCGTAGACGCAATGGATACGGCCACCGAAACCCACGCGGCAATTTCAAGACCCGTGCCATAAGGAATGGGATATATCCGCACGTCACTGTCTGGCCGCAACAAACATAACGGCCATTCCGCCGGGGGGACTGCCTGGCCGTTCAGCTCGATCACTACAGGATGAGTTTTATCCTGTGAATAGCTCGGGACATTTCTGCTCATCCACTCATGCAGCGTCAGCACACCATGCTCGTGCGTTTCAAGGGGTTCACCCGGTAGCCGGGACGGGTAAAACTTTATCGTCATTGCCAGAACTCCACGCTGTTAAAGCGGCGGATAAATCGCGACAGAGGCAGAAACGTAACCCCCGAGCCTGGATTACATTCCGCGACCTGCAGCTGGTTATCGAGCATCACAACAATCCCAACATGGGAAACCGTTGAACCCGAATAGCAAGCAACTCCGGCGCCTTCACACGGGGCACAACGTTTCAGCGAAAGCATCAGCTTTCTCGCTTCCCGGTCGAGGCCCCCGCCGTCTTTGGTCACACCTGCAAAATCCGGCCATTCAGGTAGCCCAAGGTCGCGACGTATCTCATTTACAATGCCGAAGCAGTCGAGCTGCGGAAATACGCGCCCGCCCTTCAGCCAGGTGACTGAACGGTATTTATCAGGATTAAACATATTTGCCTCAGGTTAGTAACGTAAGCCCGGATGCTCGGCGAGGTTGTAACGTTTACGGGGCCAGGCTGTTTTGAGGACATTCATATAGCCTGCCGTGACCTGAACTGCTGTCGGGGTCCAGGAGCCAGATTTAATATCGAGCGTATACGGTGATGATGCCGGAGCAGACAGATCGGATGAAATGTACCGCCGGAATGTCAGCGTGGCTGATTTCATTTCATCCAGAATTTTATCGATCGCCTCTGAAACCCGTCCGTCAATATTGCTGATAGCAAACTTTAAATCCTGTGTCCCATCGGCGTTCCTGGCTGGTAAGGCGATATCTATCGCGCTGGCATCAAACGTCACCGGCTGACCATTTTCCAGCGTCACTGAAACGTCATCCCAGCCACTGGTTAGCCAGTAGTTATCATCGCCTGCTGATATCTGCAGCGTATCGTGAATAACCTCCGATCCGCTGCTGGCATATAGTCGCTCAAGAATTGTCATGCTTCGGCCACTCTCTGTTTAGCGCAATATCCAGTAACGACTGGCCCGCCAGCCATTCCGGATAATTCCCCCAGCCAGAAGGCGGTAACGGGCGCTCCCATAATTCCAGCGTTGCGCTGTACTGCCAGTATTTTGGCGCGACCAGCGTCGGCCCTTCGTAAATATCCACGAACCTGGCTTTATAGAACTTTACCCCGATGGGAGTCTGGAGTTTCAGATAGAACCAGGACTGGCCATCTTTAAGCGCATCCCTGAAAAACGCCTCAAACATCTGCGCCAGAGCATCAGTTTTAAAAATCCATTTAACCGATGCCTGGGTGGGTGTTGAGGTATATCGCCTTCGTTGTTGAGCGCGACCGGACGTCATCTCCGTTCGCAGTAAGGGTGATATGGGCTTAAACCCGTACCCGTCCATATGCGGCATGGGCAGGTATTCATCCGGGTAGAAAATATCTGCCATGAATATTCCCTCCGGGCAGGTCTATCTTGGTTTTTTAGATAGGAGATTTGAATAAATAGCCCGACCGAATTTCTTCTGGGGGTTATTTACTTCGGCGGTTAAGGTGTTAACTATCCGCTGTTCCAGAGCGTCATTCCTTCGCTCAATTGCCTGCATCGTTATGTCATCCGGTTTACCGGTGAACGTACTTCTGGCATCTACGCTGACAGCAATTCGTGGCTGTGCCTGGATCTGCTTCGCAGCGTTCTGTACCGCCGGAGATTCCCGCCCAACAGCTCTGACCCCCAGCGAACCATCAGCGCCACGGGTAAGGGGCATGATGGCTTCCGGCCCGGCCTCGCCGAATACACCCGCCCCTTTCGCAAACGCAAAATATTGGGGAGTGCTGTAAACACCATTGCTGTAGGCAGAAAGTGACGGAGAATCGTAAACTCCTCCGAGAGCGTTGAATGAAAAATTAGCTCCCGCGCTTTGAATAGCGGTACCACTACTTACCGCACCGCTGGCACCGCCAAAAATACTACCGAACAACCCCCCAGCCCCACCGCCAAATGACGCCATAATCGCTTTGGTGATCAACGCCTGTGTTGCCATCTGGATCAGCGTCTTAATCACCGTTTCACCCAGAGAGCTGAAGATATTCGACATACCATCTTTAAACGAAGTGGCGCCCGTCAGGACGCTGGTCAGGTTGTTGGAGATAGAGTTAGTGGTGGCATCCAGAATTTCGCTGGTTGCAGTAGCAGCCATTGAACTCAGATCAGAAGCCTGATCGGCATAGTTCATCAGGGAATCGCTGATCCCTGCCCGCCAGTCTGACTGCTGTTCATCGGTTTTTTTGTAATACTCCTCCTGAATATCCAGGCGTTCGGCAAGCGCTGCTTTAAGCGCTTCCGTTTGCTTTTTATACAGGTCTTCGGAAATCTGCCCACGACTGAAATCACGTTGTAAGTCACGCTGCTGCCTGAGAAGATCAGCGCGAATATCCGCCATTTCCTTCATTCGGTCACGGGCTTTATCCCCCTGTCCCGCGCCGAGGAAATCGATATTCCCCCTTTCCCGGGCGGCAGCATTACTGTTGGCCAGACCTTCGCGGAATGTTTTTAACTGTTCAGCGATATTTTTCTGATCAATAAGCGCCGCATTGTGCAGCAACGTTTCCTTTTTGGATTTTTCAAGCGAAGATAATTCCCCCTGAGTAACCTGATATTTCATCTTTGCCAGCTCAGTGTTTTGGCTGGAAAGAGCAATTTGCTCCCGTTGCTGTTTAATCAGCCGGGTATAGGTATCTTCGGTTTTCTCCGCCTCGGTTTTCCCATGCCTTCCTTTTGGCTTGGGTTTATTTTCCTGGTTGTTTCTCCATTCATTCAGGCCGTTATTAATCAACTCCTGCCGTCCGGTCTGAAACTGTGGGTCGTTAGTTAACCCCAGGTCATCCGCAGCATAACCCAGTCGTGCGCGCTCCTTGTCCTCACCTTTGAGTTTTGAAAGCGCCAGATCACGACGGCTTTTTTCCAGTGCAGCCGTTTGCTGGGTTGTCAGGTCTACCTGTGGTAAGCGTACTGGTGCGTTTACCAGCCCCTGTCGGGCCATGAGAAGATTATTTCCGAGACCCAGCAAACGGTTAAATTCAGTATGCTCACCGTTCATCATTAATAACGATTGATATGCTGAATTCTGTTCTGCAGCCTGCTGCCGGATTAATGCTATTCGCCTGTTCTCTATCCCTTCCAGTACCGACTGGATCGACTCAGACTTAGCCTGCATCTGAGCTAACCTCTCCTGTTCAACGGCCAGAGCGGAAGTCGCTTCTTCCAGACCACGGGTGACCGTTTCGACCGAAGTCAGGTGGTTTATCATGAAACCGCCACTGGTTGTCGGGCCGGGGTTAGACAGGACATACTGATAGCCCGCGATCTCTTCCTTCAGGCTTTTTACTTTAGATGCCTGGGCATCAACAAGACGGTTTTGCTCCTCCAGCGCCTGACGGGTTTTGGTCTCATTATCAGAAACTTCGGGCAGGGACATTGATTTTGTCTTTTCACGGACAGCATCAATGGTGTTTGCATATTCCTGAGCGGATAATCTGGCCTGCTCCTGATTCTGGTACATCGTGTACCAGGCACCGGCACCAAGCAAAACCAGCCCAGGAATACCGCCAACGAGGCCTAATGCTCCCCCCATGAGCCGGGAACCTACAGCAGTAACCGAGTTCAGTGCAGTCTGAGCGGATACTCTGGCCTGAATATTACGGTTAAGTGACTCCTGCGCCAGTGAGAGCCGTTTTTCTGCGGCGGCCTGCGCGTCTGTACCCCGCGCCGCTGCCAGTGCCTGCTGGGCACGATAAACTGCAGCACGCGCACGAGCTGTCGAAACCTGCGTCCCTCTGACCTGGACTTCAGCTAAAGCTACTTCACTTTTTGCGGCGTTAATAATCCCAGCCGTTGCAGAGCTGGCACCAAGAGCCATATTTCCCAAATATCGGGCAGCACCAACGGCAACAAGCGCTCCGGCAGCAGTTGCGACCTGATCAATATTGTTGGCTACGCCATCAAGTAATCCGGTCAGGGTATTTGTCGCGCCACTCGCTTCATTAGCTCCACCGACCCATTGCATAAAAGCGTTTTCAACTTTTGTTGCCGACGATGAAACGGTCTGCGGCAACTCACCATATTCATTCCGGAGCTTACCAAGCTGGCTGATGAGGGCCGGAACTACTTTATCAATGGTTAACTGCCCCTGATCCGCCATAGATTTAAGGTCTTTACGCGCAACCCCCATCCCTGCCGCAAGCGCCCGTATAACCCTGTCGCCGCTCTCGTTGACGGCATTGAATTCTTCGCCTCTCAGCACGCCCTGCGCCAGAGCCTGGCTAAACTGAGTGATGACCGAACTGGACTCCTGAGCATTCGCGCCAGAAAGTTTTAAACCAGTAGAAATAGCCTCAGTAATATCCAGCACCTGGCTGGAGCTGTAACCATATTCCCGCATTGAGGCTGCTGAACGGGAAAATAAATTAGCGTTGTCAGAAAAAGATGTGCCCGTTTTCTGGCTGATATCCATCAGCTGTTTTTGAGAGCTGGTAAAATCATCAGTTGATTGAGATGCCTGTTTTAGCCGGGCGTTTACTGAATTCCATTCATCAGCCAGGGATATTAAATGTCCCGTAGCAAAAGCACCAGCAAATGCCCCGGTTAATCCCAGTGCGGTAGCCTTTGCTGACTCCATCTGGTCAGTAAGCTCAGCAACAGAACGGCGAGTTTCCCGAACTGAAGCCGCAGCCTGCCTGCCGCCATTCTGCATTGTTTTATAATAATCAGCCCCCATACGTGACGCGCGGGCTATCTCGGTCTGAAATGACTGAGAGTTAGCAGAAACTTTAATGATAAGTTCACGCAGGGTTGCCATTTCATTTCCTCAGAAACAAAAAACCCCACATTGTGGGGCTTTTTTATGATTTCAATATTATTAAATTAAACCAGCTTTTTTCCTTGCTTCTTCCAGATAATCTTTTTCTGGTTCCTCTTTTTTATGAGCAAGTGCAATCAGAAGATCAATTTGAGCACTTTGCTTTTCAGAGATTTCTTTAAGCATAGCGATCTGATCATTAGCTCTTACGCTTCCTCTGTTCAGGAAATACCAGATAACAAGATCAATAAGGCGAGCAAAAACAAATAATAATATCCAGCCAGTAGTAGTCATTTAAAGCACTCCGTGTGTCAAAAAAACAACATAACACCTGTTATGAGTGGCATCCACACGAATTATTACTGGCTATGCTGACGCAGCCAGCAGCGCCGCTTCCAGCCCTGCAAAGGGATCGCCGCCGTCGTTTACCTCAACCTCTTCTGCGCTCCACTGAAGCTGAGCATCTTCAATGGTGACTTTACCGCCCTGCGCTCCGTAAACCGCAGATACCAGCTGAGCATTGAGAATATCGCCGCGAATATCGCCGATTGGGCTGATACGGTCGTATTCAGCCCACATCCTGAATTCGCCGACCGTCATGGTTTGTCGCAGTTCGCCCAGCGTGCGGCCCATCCGGAGCGCCAGCGCCATCAGGAACTGCATGCCAGGCATTTTTACTTTGCTTTAGCATCATCCGCGTCACGAATGAGATCAAGTGCCTGCTTCAACAGCCGGGAATGCACTGGGCCATAGATCGCTTCAACCTGTTCGGTGTCATCGACAGTAAAGACGGGCTGCAGGTCGGTATCCAGCAAAATATCGATGAAAAGCGTGACGTCGGCCCGCATCGTGCGGAAGGCTCGTTCTGAAGGGGTCAGTTCTGGCGCCTCTGGTGCTTCCTGCCCTTCCGGTGCTTTGGGTTGTTCCGGGCTGGCGATCCCCTGCCAGCGAATCCAGGCTTCTGCTGATGGCTCACGAATGATGACTTTGGCGTTATCCCACTCCGGAACGGAGACTTCTTTTTTACGAAAGCCCGCCATCGGTGCCAGTGCCAGTGCTTTAAGACTCGGTTTTGACATTAAGTTTATCGCCGGTCTCCCGGCGCTCCGTTAATTGATGGTGACGGTGCAATCAGAAGAAGTGATCACAGTGCCATCGGCATCAGTAACCACGCAGGAATAAACCCCGGCATCACCGGATACAGCGCTGGCTTTCGTAAACGTTGCGCTGGTCTGGCCGCTGACCGTCGAGGTGCCCTTTTTCCAGGCGTAGGTATAAGGTGCCGTACCGCCCTGGACGACCACGCCCATAGTCAGAGCGCTTCCTGCCGCGACCGTTTGGGACGCCGGAAGGTCAGTAGCAAACGACATAACTCCTGGGGCGTCAATATTGGTGGGTTTACCTTTCAGACGCAGCGAGAACGTTGCAGCAACAACACCGTTGGTTTGAGAATCCCAGGTGTGCTGACGTACCTCAGCGCGCATCAGGAATCCATTACCAGACGGGAAAATAACCTTAAATCCATAAACCCCGTCGTTATCGTATGCTGCACGAAGTGCATCCTGCGCCGGGTTGCGGTAGAAGTTACCGGAAAGTGACATTTCAGACGGAGCAGGAAGGCCGTTGATATTTTCCGTTTCATCCGAACACAGCGCTGTCACGTCAATATCGTTTTTCTGACCAGCGGTAAAGCTGGCCTGTTTGATAGTGCAACTCAGGTTTAACCAGGTTGCCGTATCCAGCTCTGCCGCGGTGACCGGCACAGAGGTAATCATTACTACCGTTTTTTGGGCACGTTCAAATAGTGCTGACATCGCAGCCTCCATAAATGAAAAAACCGCCAGCGGCGGTCGGATTGGATTGGTTTTTGTCAGGCAATAACCGTTATTTCGAGGGTTGCCCGATGAAGATGGGTTGTCGTGTCGTAGCCAGGAATTTTGGTCACCTCGACAGGGGAAAGAACCTGCAGGCGTGCCAGGGCATCCAGGCGTAACGCCCGGGCTTCGTCATTCGTTTCAGCCCATACATCAACCTGAATGCGCAGTGTCGACTCTGCCTGGCCGCAGAAAACATCCCCGGCAACATCAGTCGGTATCGAGAAAATGATGTAAGGCGCGGGAACATCGGGAAGGCCGTCGCTGCCCAGCGATACTACATACGGATAAACCCGCCCGTCTGCCAGCGGCGACAGCAGGCCATAGAGATCATCTTCTGTCATTTAGCCAGCACCTCATCGATAGCCTGATTCATCCGCTGCATCGCCACCTGCGCAGCCTCTTCCATGCGGGTATCAAAGGCAGTACGAACAAACGGATGTGCTGGCGCCGTAGATGTTCCCAGCTCCACAAAGCGCCAGTAAAACGCATTCCGCTTGTTGCTGGCCTTCATGGTGTTGTCGCTGTTCCCCGTTCGTGGGTTAACGCCACGAATATGCACCCCCGATGATATTTCACCGCGACGGTGGCTTTTCTGGGTGACAACAACAACGTTTTTCTTCAGTTTGCCGGTTTTCTCCGGAGCGCGATCAATAACCTCCTGGCGGAGCAATTCGGCGCCAGCACGGGTCGAATCCCGGAGAACTTTATTATTTTCGGCCTTGCTGAGCGTTTGCAGATCGCGTGTGATATCCTGCAGCCCGGAAAAATCCAGATTCACATCAATCATTTTTCTGTCCCCTGTTTGCAGAGAATTTCCAGCCGGGTACCTTTGCTATCTGGCACCGGAGGCCCGGTGACATTCAATGTCACTCCTTTGTAGGGGCCATTCAGGACAAGAAGCCGCGATGATGCCGAAATATCTTTGCGATATCGAACCCATACACGAATGGTAGCATCCGCCCTTTCTGCTCCTGCTGTCAGGCTCTCTCGCCCACTGATTCCCTTAACCTCTGCCCAGATAGTGGCGCCGTCAGACCACTCTTCTGTTGGCTGACCACTCGGTGTTCGTGTAGTAATAAAATTACGGATGGTGATCCGATGCCGCATTGGTCCAATTTTCATCATCCCCTCCGGCTAAACACCCATTTGAATTCGCCAGGGATTCAGCAACCAGCGTGCGGGCCCTGGAATATCAGTACTCAGATCATCCCCGCGGTTTTCATACAACCAGCCCACGATAAGAAGAACCGCGCTCTGAATGGAGGGCGTGATGATAAGCGGACGATCGCCAGCGCTTTCATTCTCAACAGCACTATCCAGAGCAGCCTGGTCGGCGAAAAAGCGTCGGTTGAGAAACTGCATGGCAGCATCCTCCGCAGCGGCAAGATACCCCTCCACCATCGTTTTATCGATTTCATCATCCAGCCTGAGATGTTCCATGGCTGTTTCAGTGTTGATTACCGTCATAACCATTACCCTTTGGTTTCGGGGGCGCGGTTCATTTTGTTATCAGGGACTTCACCAACTATGGTCACCAGCCCGTTACCTTTGAGCTCGGCAGCACGTAAGCGAGAGACATGAAACGGATCATCAGCTGGCGTCCTGAAAATGTCGCCATCCATAAAACGCCGGACAGGCTGAACCTGAATAGTCCCGGACTCTGTGGGTTCTGGCGCCGCATTTATACCGTCGGATACAGACGGTTCAGCCACATTTTTTCTGGCCATCACTATCTCCTCAGAAAGAGAGGGCCGCTAAGCGGCCCTGAATTGTCAGCCGCCAGAAGCGGTTACAGTACCGGTGACAAATGCTTCCGGGCGATAAACCGCTAACGCCAGACGCTCTTCCGCACGAATGGTGACCATGTTTTTAATAAAGTCATCTTCGTTCTCAGTGGAGAGCAGCACTTCGATATCCATGCGGTCGAAGATTTGCGCAGCCATGTTGAAGGCACCAGTCAGGAAGTTGTTCTGCGCCATGGCCTGTGTTTCAACAACAGGGAGACCCCAGATACGAGGAACACCACCATTGACCGGCTGCGCGATGATATAGCGACCTTCGTTATCTTTGGTCAGCTCGATGCCTGCCCAGTCAATCGGGTTCAGGACAAAACCAGACGCCGGATATTCCGCAAGAACGGCCTGCAGAACAGCCAGGCGAAGACGGTCGATCGGCGTTGCATTGGACAGGGTTAAGGCTGGTGCAAATTCTGTTGCCTGCGGCAGAATACCGAGGATATTCGCACCGGTGCCATCGCCGCTCAGCAGTTGCTGCTCTTCTTTGAAACGAAGGCCATACTGAGCGCGGCCATTGATATAGCTGGCCAGACCGGGCGCATCGTCCAGGATCTGACGGGACGCTTTAAAGTAATGCGCAATAGTACGAACCGGCGCACTTTTCAGATCAAACCGAATGTCAGATTTTGGTTTCAGGGCACCTTCCGCCACAGCTGCAGCATTATTGGTAAACCCCGTTTCCTGAACGAATTCAATACCGTTAGATGCGGTAGTGCCGGGGATAAGCAGATTACGGATGGTCAGAGTACGTTCCGGCGGGGCGATAATGCCCTGAACACGATCGGAGACCACCAGGCTGTTGGTTGGGCTCACGCCTGTGCCCGTAGTGGCCGGCACGTTCATAATATCTTTCTGTTCCAGTTTGACGCGGATGCTCTTACGGGCCGAACTGTCCATGCCTTTGAACTCTTCACTTTCGACCACCAGCTCACCGAGCGATTTTCGCTGTGCAGGTGCATCGTTCGGGCGGCGTGCGCCTTTTTGCTCCAGCTCAGTGAGACGTTCTTTCAGCTCGTTCATCTGATTAAGGCTTTCGTCCGTTCGTTGTTTCAGTTCCAGCGAAACGGTTTCTCCTGCCTCCATTTTTTTCTTCACGTCTTCGCCAAAGTTTTTGACCTGATCAATCACCATGGTGAGCTGAGTAGAGATTTCGCCAATACTTTGTGGCTGATCATCAGCCGATTTTTTCTGGTACATATAAATCCCTTAGAGAATTTTTGGGAGAGAAAACTGGCTCAGTTGCTGGCGCATCGCCGCAATAGCCGCTTTGGTTTCGCCGTCTTCGCCCCCGGACTCACTCCGGTCAAGCAGATAGGACAGTCCGCGGGAGGCGACCGCAGCGGACTGACTTTTCGAGAAACCTGCCTCTCGCAGGAACTTCTCAAATTCAGGTAAGGAAGGAAGATCACCGTGTGACAATTTCGACTTAATGACGTCGATGCGGGCATCGTCGTTGGCTGGTACGGTAACGATGGAGATTTCAACCAGGTCGAGCTTCGTTAATGTGCGGATCCGGGTTTTCTCATCGTAATTCGATTCCCGAACGTAATAGCCAATGGAAAGGCCCGTAATGGCACGGGTTTTCATGCCTCTCCATGCCGTTTTGGCGTAGGCGGCGTCGTCCAGCCACAAAGCGCCTTCACCAAAAAGCCCATGCTTATCTTCTTTCAGGGTTGAGATATCCCAGTTCCCGATGGGTTCACCGGTGCGATGCTGCCAGAGAACAGGGAACGTCCTCCCCTTAGCCCGCGTTTCCTCGATGCTTTCGAGGAATGCGCCCGGCGCCACGACTTCGTTGTAGCTATCCACCACATCGAAGACAGAACCGTATCCAGAAAAAAGGCCGTCATCGTTGACAGCCTTAATATCGAAGTCGAATGCCTTTACTTTCATGGCTGCGTTTTTCCGGTACATTCCGGCGTCTCCTCTGATTTAATGCCAAGCCATTCCCGCAGTGCGTTTTTGGCTGATTCACTGTCGCCGGACTTGCCAAGCTGATCTATCGGCAGCAGGTTGGATTGAACGGTTAGTTGGTCAGCGCCAGGTTTTGGCTGAAGGTTTTCTTTTTGCCGTGCTTCATTGCGGGTCATCAGACCGTTCTGGGTCATCGTTGAGTAAAAAGCTGCACGGGCGGCGCTGTCAGCACGTAAGAGACCTTCGATGGAAAACTCTGCGAAGTACTTATTTCTTTCTCCCGGAGCCAGGAGACTTTTACGAATCGCCTGCTCAATACGGGTCAGCCATGGACGAAGTGAAAACGTTAAAAAGCCAATCAGCATCTGTTCGACGCCACTTCCCCACATCGTCTGCCCCTGGGCGGTATGTCCAATCAACCCCGGCCATACTCTGAACCACCGACAAATCTCTTCGATATTGAAGGCTCTGGACTGCAGCATCTGGGCGTCTTCCGGGTTGAGGTCAACAGGCTGAAACTTCATTCCCGCTTCAAGAACCATCATTTTCCCGGTATTCATGGATCCAGAAAATTGTTCAACCATGCTTTCACGTACTTCATTGCGCTGCTCTTTTTTCAGGATCTGATCCATTGAGAGAACGCCGCTGGGCCGCATACCGTTTTTAAAAACTTTGGCGCTGGCTTCATCTGTTGCCATTGCCAGACCAAGTGTCTGTCGGGCATAACTGACTGGTGACAGGCCCATGACTCCATTGGTGCTGAACGCACGGATGTGCATGATATCCCGTTCATCAATGTTTCGGGATGTACCTGAAGGCCAGTCACGGTAGGTATAAATTGGATCTCCGCTCTTGCTTAAATCAACCTTCATCCTTTCTGGCCTGAGAGGCACCAGCGAGGTAATGCGCTTTCCGGTTCGATCGATTTCTGCATAAGCATTCCCCCACAAAAGCAGGCTGGCCATGATCATTTCCCAGAACTCCACTGCAGTCATATCAGCATTGGGTTGATTATGGAGGAGCTCATAAAGCGGGTGATCATTTGCATTCTGGCGACCGTCAGCCGTTTTTTCGTAAAAACCAACAGGCAACGTCGCGATGGTTTCGGATAACAGCCTTACACATGACCACACTGCCGATAACTGCAGGGCTTTATCAACCGTAACGGATTTCCCTGCTGCGGACTGCCCACCAGCATAAGCAGCCCAGAATTCACCGTCGGTAAGGGAGATGGGTACGCCGAGCCACCGGCGAACGGCGCTTTTTATCCGGCCTGGCTTATTCTCTTTATTCATGGTGACTCACACAATGATGGGATTACTGAAAAAGTCGTCGATATCGCCAGAATCATCCTCATAGCCTTCGGAGGCACCGATTGCCATAGCGCCCGCTACAATGCCATCGATACGCCCGGTACTTTTTTTCTTGGCAAAAATTCGGTTTTCTTTCTGATCAGCCTCCGTCACTGCTGAAGCCGCATTCCAGCGAAGACAAGGGTTCGTCCTGATGATAATGACGCTGTCATCAAGCAACTCTTCAAACAATTCGATGGAGTGAGGCATCCACAGCCCGGAATCTTTCGCTTTGTAATACCCTTGCCCATGAGGGATTAAGGGAACAGAAACAGATGCTTCCTCAAGCTCCGGCTCAAGATATTTAATGCGATACTGGTCGAAGGCGATGGCCTTGATATCGAACTTCTCCGTCAGATCGGCAATACGCTGGGCAACAAAGCCGTATTTCACCGCTTTGCCTGGCGTAGTGTGGATGTGACCATCGCGCTCCCAGGCGTCATAAGGCACCCGGTCCGTTTTAGCCCGTTCGAGCAAGGTATCTTTGGGTGTCCAGAACTCCACCAGCAACTTGCGTTGTTTTGGAAAAAACAGCGCCAGGGCAGTCAAATCACGGGATCCGGACAAGTCCAGGCCACCGTAGCATTCCTCACCCTCCAGCTCATCTGGATCAAAGTTTTCCTCACATCCCATCCAGACATCACTGCTCATCCACGGGTTAGCCGCGTCAACCCACTGACAGAAGTTGAGACGCCTGACAATACTCTCTTTCGAAGGCATCCCCCGGGCCTGAGTCACCTGCTCACGAAGATAGCTTTCTTCAAACGTGTGACCCAGCGAGGGGTTAGCCTTTTTCCAGCAGGACTCATCCTTGAAAGGATCGTCACCTTCATCCAGTGAACAAATAAAGGCGAAAAAACTGTCATCTTCTATCGAACCGGCAGATACCTTTCTACCGTATTCGTGATAGTCATAGCAGACGCTGGTTTTATCGTGTCCACTGTTGGTGATCATAAAAATGAGTGCCTGCCGGCGACCTTTAGTGCCGGCGCGCATCATTTCAACAACCTGATTGCTTTTATGCTCGTGAACTTCATCAATAAGAGCGCAATGTGGTCGTGGACCCGATTGTCCGTCATCTGAACTAATTGGGCGAAAGAATGAACCAGCCTGAAGAAAAGCCAGGTTCCACTCTTTTCCGGCGCCGCCAGATTTCTGTATGCGTGCGGAAAGAGCCGGAGACTGATCGACCATAGCCACCGCATCACGAAAGAGGACCATTGCCTGGTCTTTTTTCGTTGCAGCAGCATAAACTTCAGCACGAGGTTCTTTATCTGCAGTAAGACAGTAAAGACCTATCCCGGCAGAAAGGGGGGATTTGCCAGATCCTTTTCCTGATTCCACGTAAACCATTCGGAACCGGCGAAAACCTCTGGCATTTTTCCAGCCAAAAATCGAACCGACGATGAAACACTGCCATGGAAGCAGAACAAAAGGCGCACCTTCAAAATCGCCCCCGTTAAGCTTGAGGACTTTCGCAAAATAATCAATGGAGCGCTGTGCTGCCTCAACATCCCAATGGAGCCCTCGTGCATGGCAAGATTCAAGATCCCTGAGGTGTCTCTGGCAGGCATTTCGAATGTCAGGACCGGCCAGTTCTTTTCCAGAGGTTACATCCTTTGCATACTGCGTTGCCGGATCAACCGAAGAACTTGTCGAGCGTGTCTTCTTCGGGGGTTTCGCCATTCACTTTCACCTTCGTCCTTGCCGCTGGTGTCAGACCGAATTCAACCAGGTAACTTTTAAAACGACGGTCAGCATCAGCCAGCATTGAAACTGCCGGGTTGGCCTTTATCAGAAAACCACCCTCGGTCTGGACGGTATAAGTTCTGCCCTCTACAGCGATGGTGTCGCGCAGTTGCAGGATATCGGCATAAATATCGCAAAGCCTTTCAAGCGCCAAAGTATCTGCAACGGTGAGAACACCCATACCATCGAGAAGCACAGTCAGCCGACCCCATGCCACTTTACCCCAGTCGGTAAGATGAGCTGGGGGGCCTGGAATTTCTTTAGCTGGCGTGGGTTCTTTATCGTTGAGTTTTCGTTTGCCCGGGTTGCCGGTAACCACTTTGAGGTGGGTCGGTTTCGGGCGTCGTCCTGCCATCGGAACCTCCCGGAAAAAAACTTTTCATTTCGCGGTTATGCACAAAAAGGACTGGCGGCGGTCATTTGGGTTCGAGGTTCTGAACTTTTGACCCGCCCCTCCCCCCCTCAGATGAGAACTGATATCATTTGAATGCTAATGATTTCAAATGACAATCACTTTTGAAGTGTATTGATAATGGTTATCACTTAAACCAATGAGAAGCCGGGTCCAGTGGCATCCCATTTTCATCACAGCCGATGACGGTGCCGCGCTTCTCCATTCTTTGCTTCGTGGAGTCATGGTGCTGCTTACACAGCCCTTGCCAGTTCTTCCGGCTCCAGAAAAGCTTTTGCGCTTTCGCTATTTCCTGGCTGTCACCAGAACGCAGGGCCTCTTTCAGTTTGTGAGGGGTGATGTGATCAACCACCGTAGCTGCTGTCACCCTGCCTTGCTCCTGGCACATGACGCATAAGGGGTGTGCACGAAGGAAGATAAGACGCTCACGGTCCCACTTGCTGCCGTAGATGCGGGGCTCTTTGTTCATGCTTCCGGCCTATTGATTGTCAAAAAAGAATAATCCGCTGGATTCCTCTGATACATTCCCGAGAACCCGGAAAACAACACCCCTTAAAACTTATATAAAAATCTGTCAATGGCGCTTTACCGACACCATTTGCAGAGCTTTATAAAATAGCCTGTGCCTTAGCCGCTCGCTTCTGTGCTGGTATCAAACAACGCCAGCGCCTCGGTCGATTCCTGAACTGCTTTGATGGTCCGCGCCACCACTTCGGATTCAGTTGTCACGCGACTGTACTGCTGGATGAACAGCTGATATTTGAGCTGGCTATCCTGAACGAACGCAATCGCCTCTTTTGCGGCTGCTGTGTCGTAGTTCAGGGTGGAAAACAGATTCAGTCGGATCTGTTCTGCTGGTGTGATCTCTGACATGTCTTACCTCTGTGCGATGTGGGGAGCATTATCGAAGCCACTATTCGAAGTGTCTTCTGTAATGCCATCAAAAAAGCCACCTGGTTAGAGGTGGCCTTTGTGATGGCTATATGCGTCACTTTGTAGGCAATGGCATCCATCGTAACACTTCGAACTGAGAATGAGCTATGGTGCCAGTGAATCCGAAAATAGCTTCTTTTGGCTTCCCAAAAACATCAAAGCAACCAATGGCAATTCCTTTATCCGTATCAAATATGACCATTTCAAATGGCCCAGGGACCTGATCTTCAATGTTAATCCATTCCATATCCGCACCTATGTCTTAATGTGTTGATTAATATTAACACAAGGAAGGGAGATATTATCGAGCCACCTCTGGAAGTGGCTCTGTAATGCCTTACTTCACGGTTTCAATGGTCGAACCGTGGCTGTTGGTGATGTAAATCTGATCGCCCTTGTACAGGAATTGGTATCCAACACCACCAAGCTCAGGGATGTCCGGGAAAGCTGGCGAAGGAATCCCTGAACAAATAATGGCAATGCAATCAGCCCGGTTTGCTCCAGTACGCTCGACCGTTAATTGATGCTCATCGCCAACTGGTTTCGTCATATCTTGGTCCTCATAGGACATCGGGATATGCTCAATGATGTCAGGCGCCATAACATCCAGTTCATCAGCAAGAGCAAAAGCCTGACGCCATTGCTCAGAGCCAGGGCGAGCAACGGTGATTTCTTTTGCCTCATACAATGAGGTGGCGTTGTTAATAATCTGCTTAACGGTAAACATTTTCTTCTCCTGCTTCTGGTAATAAAAAGCCCCGCTATTGCGAGGCATCGTATTTACTTGTATTTGATATTTATTGCCAACGAATCAACCTGGTAATCCGTCGATGTAGCTAAATATAAAACTGGCATCCATCATATTACTTTGATTAAAGCGGCTTCTTTTTATTGCCTCAAACCCTTCCTGCTTACTAGGCCAATTATTGCAACAATCATTCATATTGTTGTTTTTTTCAAACCACAGTTTTTTGAAACTGAACTCTTCAGCAACCTTTTCAAAAGCAACAACTGTTTTCTTCTGAGTTCGTGTAGCAGTGATGATCACGTTGCATCCCATCTCAGCTAACTCTTTGGTAGATTTTTCAACCTGAGAGCCCAAATCCCCCAAAGTGGATATCCCAATCTTAAGTCCATCACGCTCAAATACAGCTATAAGATCCTTTTCTCCACCAGGGTGGGGTTTTGCTGCCATAAAGGATGCATAGCGATCACTTTGCTCAAACAGTTTTATCAGAAATATTAGCGTTTCACTTTTTCCCCTGTTGCTGGAACCGAATACACCCATCATTAAGTTCATCTTGCAGCACTCCTTACTGTGTCGTCTTCCCTGATATAATGCTCATGCTGTGTTGATGCAACAGTTTTTATTAGCTATTAGTAGCCTTGTCGGTTTGTTGCGGGCAGTTCACCAGCACTGATTTGTTGTGCGCCAGAATGTCGCGCTTGGTCTGCTTGTCCAGCACGTCGATATCGTGGTCGGTCAGGTAGATGATCCGCACCCAGTCGCAGGCGGTGTCGATGACTTCAGGTTTTGCGGGTAAAGCTTTCGCGCAGCTCCCGATCAACATCGTCATCAGGCATATGGCTAACAGTCTGCTGTACATTGCTGGCCCCTTTCGTGACTTCCGCTTTGCGTTCTGCCGCTGCGACGCTGGCAGCTGCGTTCTCTTCGGTGCGCTGCAGCTCTGCTTTAGCTTCTGCTTTACTGGTTCCGCGTGAATGTCCTAACCCAAATGCACCAGCGATAATGGCCAGCAAGGCGGCGACCAGACCCATAATCATTTCAATCCCCATCAGAACCCCACACCAGAACTGATTTAGCTTTGAGGAAGCGAGCGCGACGGTCATCAATACCATTCTGCCCACCGTTGATAATCTGGGTCACTCGCTCAAGGTCTCCGCCCCATTTGAGGCAACCATTCGTCACAAAGAACCATGCTGCGCTGCGAGCGGCATAATTGTCCTGAGCCAGTAGTTCTGGCTGAGCAACTAAATCGACCGTTAAGGCGTCACCGCAGGTTCGGTAATTGTTCAGCCCCGTGACCTGGATAATTCCGCGACCACGATAGAGCCAACCATCACCGGCGGCGTTGTTACCCATCCGCTTGCTGTACACCAGATTGGCAATTGCACGCTGACGCTGTAATGGGAGTGAAGGTTCGCTCTGCCGGCGCCCAAGTGAATTGGCCTGATCCTGCGTAAGGCGTTTGGCTTTAACAAAATTAGCCAGACCTGCAATGCTGTAGTTAAAACTCTCGACCAGACGGCTGAACCCGGTGCTTTCATGCCCGCACTGAGCAATAAACATCGCCTGAGCCAGGGGAGTGGTAATACCGGATTCTTTCATCGCGGCTGTAATATGCGGATACCAGCGCGCAGCTAACTCGGCGCTTATACCAGCCGCCTTTTGAAATTGTGATTGGTTCATCAGTGCCTCAGTGCATCAACCAGACGTGCGACGTTCCCTCTGAACCAGAGAACGGCACCGCAGATAAGAATGTTTGCCAGCACCACCAGCCAGTGGGATGACTCATATAGACCAAACAGGAAGCGGAACGGGATACTGGCATAAACCAGCACCATGAGATAAGCCAGAACAGATATTCCCGGTCTGTGCCGGGAGCCACCACGCTGGTAGAACATCAGGGCCAGAACAATTACTGCGCAAATGACTACATTCGCCAGCGCTGAAGGATCATTTACCACTTGAACCTCCTCCCCGGAACCGGGTAAGCATATTGAACAAGCTATTCAGGTCCTGGCTGTTAAGGAACGTCAGCACTTTAATGATCATCGCCGAAAGCAACACGGCGCCCAGTGCGTCAAGCGGGCGATCGCTGTAGCCGGTCCAGCTTGATAGCTTTGAGCCCACCAGTCCGGCGCCGAGAACGCCAACAATGAATGACGTCATGAAGTAAGCCACCAGCTTTCCGCGGGATATGTTAGCTGCCGTGGCCACGTAAAAAACCGCCCCGGCGAACGCACCAAATACAACGCCGTAATCTATTCCGGTAGCCAGACCGAACATGCTGGCCCCCATCAGGCCGCCGGCCGCAACTGAAGTACCAGAGACAGGATCGGACATTTAGCCCCCTCTATTGCTGTGAGTCCTCTCATAAGCGAGGGGAATAAAAAAAGCCTGCACGATGGCAAGCCCTAAATTGATTTAGAAATATTCAGCGACGGAACATTGGGATTTGAAAAACCAATAAGCAGGGCTGGTCTACTACCTTTTTTTGGTGTTATGCTTTGCCATCTCGATATAGGTCGACGTTAATCTTGTCTTGCTCATCTTTCGATTTAGATGCGATATTAAAATTAGACATGCTTATGGCTCACATTTCCAGATAGTATTTTGCACCCCACTACCTTTCGGTAAGTTCGGGTTCATATTAGCGCTATGGAGATAAACTGCTTTCGATTTGCCATATTGCTGGCACGCCTTAACAGCTGTGTTATGCAAACTATCCAGTCCGTACCAAGCATCGGACTGAATACTGACCTTTTCACCATCATTATACTGGACTGCTGCGCACCCCGACAGAGCACCTATAATCACAACACCTATAAACAGTCGAATGCTTTTCATTGCGTTCCCCTACGATTACTGAGGCGGATTATAGGGTATGCAGCAAAACCTTTCGAGTGGAATATGAGAGCCAAAACAGCCCTAGAACAAACAGTCATTGGGTTGAGGGATCTACCGCGCACCCTACGAATCTCATCTGAGTATCAGCGCCACAACAATGACGACTAATAGCACCAGATCTAGCAGCAGCCCCGCCAGTCGCCAGGCAACAAGTAACGCGATAGTGAACAACACCCAGAAACACAGCCTGCGCAGCATGGTTATTTACCGTTGGTGCCGAGCACCCGGCTTAGGTTTTTCAACAGGACAGTCGAGGCCGTTTCCAGCATGTCATCACCCGCATCGTTATTGGCGACCACCAGCGTCTTAGTGCAGGGAACCTTCACCTTCGAATCGCTCAGCCAACCGGATTCGGTCACCGCCTTTTTCAGTTCGTACACCGGCTTCCCGTTAGGCAACTTATCGTCTACGTGCCAGCCGTTTATGTCGATCATCGTCAGGCCGCTGCCTTCCTGATTAACCGCCTCCAGAAACTTATTCGACCGGTCCGGCGCTGATACCCAGAGGAAGGCGTCATACTCGCCAGTGGTGACTTTCGCCAGAGAGCGCACACCGCCTTTGGCGTAGGTCTCGACTTTTGCGTAGTCTTTTTCCAGCCCCTGCAGATATTGCCAGGAGGCATAAGAACCGCTGGTTGGCTCACCAACTGCGATTTTCACACCAGCCTTTAAATCCCCTTCATCGCTGATCTTGCCGCCCTTCTTCACCGCGACAAAAACGCATTCATCAGCCAGTTCGCCGATGATGTCCACCTTCTGCGCTTCGTTGCTGTGCCGACTGCGCCAGAACTGGAAAGCATCAGCCTGGGTGAAACCGATTTGGGCGGTACCGCTGGCCACCTTGTCGAGGTTGTCCAGAGAGCCTTTGCTGGGGATCACCGTCGAACTATAACCATACTCACTCATGGCGCTGGCGAGGTTCACGCCGTACACCGCATTGTAGGTAAGACCCTGCTGGCCGGTAGTAATGACGACTTCAGCAGCCGAAGCGGCATTACTCAGGCACAACGAAGCGACCGCAATGGCGGCCATGACTAACTTTTTCATGTGACTTTCCTTTACAGGGGTGAGCCAGTGCCCAGAGGTGATCGCCCTCAGAGAAGTCACGCGACCCATCTGTGGCTCAACCCTGTTAAGGCTCTGAGGATGATATGCACCGGCACAGGTGCGGATATGAAAAAGGCCCGCGAATGCGAGCCTTTATTGGCTGTCGCCGTATGGCGACTTTTTCACCAGTCTGATATCGTTGATTTGCGAAGATCAACACATTAATCATGGGTGAGAGGTTAATTTAAATGAGCGATAAACGATTCGAAGTTAAATTTCAAAATGGTAGCGGTGTTGCCACCGTTACCGTCACTGCAAGCAGCGCCGCACAAGCAAAGGAGCAAATTAAATCTAAGTTCTATAGTGCTCCAAATTTCAAAATAATCTCAGTTGTACAGAAATAAAACATCGAGTATGGAGGATTCTATGTCCGTTTTTACTGTTCGTGTCGAAATGCAAAATGCTGACAGGGATGATTACGACACCTTGCACAAAAAGATGGCTGCGAAAGGTTACTCTCGTGAAGTTACAGCAAGCTCGGGGACAACTTATCAATTACCTGATGCTGAATATACCTACACAAACTCAACCAAAAATGAGGCTCAGGTGGCAGATGAGGTCAAAGCAATAGCTGATTCTGTAAAAAATTACTCCCGGGTACTTGTAACTAAATCTGCTGGCAGGGCGATGAGAGGGTTGAAGATAGTATAGGGTCTATCGAATACCATCATCACACTCATCCGGAGCACCATCAAAGTGCTCCAGTTTAATAAATGCCGCAGCAATTCCCTCAGCGATCATTTCAAGCTTCTCTTTAGTTGTCGGGGAAGCATTAACAATCGCTGCTGTCAGAGCGTTTCTGGCAGCATCAGCCGTCGCTGGGCTGAGTTCTTTAAATTTCATAGATACTCCAAAATAGAAAAGCCCCGGCGAGTACCGAGGCTTAGGAGTTATGGGGGTTGCTCTACGACGATGTGACAGGGGTACTGATGCAATGCATCTCGCGAATACCCCTGTCGTATCGCCGGAAAGCAAAAACCCCGCAAGGGCGGGGCTTTCGTCATGTTCAAATTGTCGCTTCTCATCGCTGCCATCGCGGCGCAGCTCTGCCAAGCATGAATGAATTATCTAAACTTCTGGGTGAAAATCAATGTCAATTTCAATAAAGAGCACAAAAAGCTAAAACAGCTAACTTCTCAGGTTTTTGCGGGCGGCTAAAAATGCCTTACCCTGAAATATCTTGAGGCACCATTTCACACGCTCTCTCGACTGGTCCGCCGTCAGCCAGGGCGCCAGCTTCTGAAGCTCTCTGGTTATGTCCGATATTTTTTTCTGGTTGTGTAGTAATTCATTCCGACGATGTAAATCGGGTCGGTAACCTCAAAAGCATCCAGTACGCACTTCTCCATAAAGTCAGCGTCATCGTTACTGATGGCGGTATCTATCACGCTGCTCTCCTGCTTCGGCCAGAGAATTACCTGCGCACGCTTCAGAGCATTGGGCCCACGAAAGCCCTCTGCCCTTGCCTGCTCAATTGCCGCGGTAAAGCGCTCTAACGCTTTATCTGACCATCTTTCCCCCTTAACTGACCACCAGCAAGAGTGCACTGTGGGCTTACGCGGGTATACCTCCCCTCTCTGGCTTTCCCCCCATACAGTAAGAAGTGACTTAATCCAGGCTGACTGGATGCCAGTCAATAACTCAGGGCGCCCAAGGTATCGTTTGTGCGTGGCGATCGCGACCTCTGACATAGCGGTGTTTTGTCTGCGGCGTTGAAGTGGTGTCATGCAATATCTCCCTTACCAGCAGCAAACTGCGCCAGTGACATAAATGCGCGGCCCTTTGCTTCAAGCACCGCTCGACTGATGTAACTAAACCGCTCTCCAGCCCATGACTTATCAAACACGACAATGGCGCCAGCGAAAAACGCACTGGTCGGCCTTTGTTTGTCGTCAGCTGGCTTAAACCACTCGGACAGATCGAAACCAATTCGCCCACGAATAAAGCAGACGTGATCCGCATCTTCCGGCCACCACGTTTCGCTTGTTGCTGACTTCACCAGGAAGACATAGCGACCGCCCTTCTCTCGTTGCGCAGCTGCATAGTTCATGATGTGCGTCATACCAGTGATAGCTTGCTTTTCGTGGTACTGAGAGCGGCTGTAAGGCGGGTTTCCGTAGGCTGCGCCGCCGATTGAGGAAAGCATTTCCGACCAGTCCTGCGTCAGTGCGTTATCTTCCGCGGTGTACCAGACAGGACATTTTGCATTGCTGTCGTCTGCGAACAGGTCCAGCATCAGCGGGCCAAACATCGCGTTAATACCCCAGAACAGCGGATCCGGAGTTCGCCACTGATCGCCGACTTCTTTTAAATAGTGATGGGGTGCTGAACGCAGCGCCGTAAGGGCTTCACAGTAAAAATTAGTCATTCACGGTCTCCCCTAACTCCAGGAGTACCTGACTCAGTAACTCAGCCTCAGTACCGAACTTTTCTTCCCATGACTTACGGCCAGCATGAATAGCAACGCCGTAGCCACCAGTACGGTGATGGGCATGGCATAGCGGAATGACATGGAAGTTATCAGCGCGGACAGATAAGCCAGTACCAGAGCTGCAGTGATGGATTTCAGCAGGCGATTCGCCGTAATTAAGGTTCCGGCATACGATGCAACCCAGCGCAGCTACGCGGCTCAGATGGAGTTTTTCAGCCTTGGTTTTGGATTTGCTCATATCGCACCGCCCTGGTGCGACAGACAAGCAGAAACACCAGCGTTAGTGATAGCCGGTGTCAGGGTGTAAATCTTTTGAGGGTGTTTCTTCTGCGCCATCGGTTTTTCTCCGTGGCACAGTAGTCGATAAGCTGGGTTGTTCAGGCCCACAGAGATTATAGGTCAGGTTCACTCAATAAAAAAGCCCTCTCCGAAGAGAAGGCTTTTCATTTTTTTGCTCGGAAAACAGAATTGACGACGCAGTAGACAAGACCACAGATATGGGGCATCGAGCATCCAGCGAAAATCTTCAGAACCTCATCAGATAGTCCCAGAAACCCAAGCCCCACACAGATAAATACCGCATTCACTACAACAACTTGCACAATTATTAAAATCAGCAACGTTATTGCATACAAATCTTTGATCCGAGTGTTTTTAACTTTTTGCGCCATGTGTCCCCACTTGGCGCCGGAAGTAAGTCGTCAGTTGCTCAGGCTGACGAGGTAATTATGGCTGGTTGATTGTAGAAAATCAAAGCAATTAACTGACTTCTATATTTACCGAAATTTCAACAATATGATAGCCCTGACTTGCAAGATCAGATGTAGCTTTGGCAAAGTTAAGCCCCACCAAGCCCTGTTGCAACGTAACATTAGATTTAAACAATGATACGCTCGAGAAGTCTGTATCCGTCAAGTTCAACGCAGCGCCAGAAACAGTGGCACCATTTGGTACAACTAAAAATTTCAACTTCTTGATATTACTATTATAAATATCTACTTGCATGATTACCTCTTTTTTAATTTTGAACCATTAATATTGGCAAGTGATGATATTTCTTTATATTTAATGAGTAAACCATCACTTCACCTCCTGCGGGGCGGCTGCGAGCATGGCGGCGCGCAACTTACCAGGTACATCAGCCCACACGCCAGAATAATAACTAGTGTTAGGGTCGGTATGCTCCAACAGGTCCTCTATCGCTGAGGCTGCGGTATGAAGCAGGTCCGCGCTGACTACCGGCACCGGCTGCGCGTGGCGATAGAGTGGCAGCACAGACACATCACCATCTTTTGCGACAAATTCTGCGCGGCGTTTATCGTTTGTGACATGCCATTGCTCACGATAGTGCCATGTCCACGCCACCGGCTCGCTGTCCATTGCAGCCAGAACCATGCGGGCAAGTTCTTTGCTTTCACCATGCTTCAGGAATCCATCTTCAGCGATTTCCTGCAGGCGCTCTCTGGTTAATTTGCTGGTCATTGGTTGGCTCCTGGCTTATTGATGCGCGATGTTATATTCCGACCGCAGTCGCAGCAGTAGAATGCTTTCCCGCCGCGAATGCCGCTGGTGTGCTGCCCCTCAAGGAATGAACCATCCCAAGCATAAAACTGCTTGAAATCCACAACCTCTTTCGTGTGGAATCCATTCTCACCGCCGCAGTGCGGGCATGAACTCGGGTTTTCTATAGCCATCACTCAGCCTCCACCTTGATGCCAGCGAGCCAATTTCTAACCAGCTGATATTCGTTATTTCGGAAAGAACCGCAGGCGTAAATGTACGGCAACCGCAGGTTATGGCCGTTCTGGCGCAGGTAGTCTTTGCATCCATGCTCGGTAAAGCAGGCAGTAACAAACTCATCTACTTCCTGCATCGCGTATCGGTCATATCCGCGAGTGTCGCGACCATCCTGATAAAGCGCTTCCAGCCGCTTGGCTCTCAGTTCGCTGACCTCTTCACCATCCCATACCCAGCAAATTCGGCTAGGCGAGTGCTCGTCGCTTCCGATAATTTCACGCTTCTGGAAAACGACGAACATGGGCTGATCGGTAATGCGGTTGTCCTGCGTCCTGATAAGATCACCGATTGTGTAAAGCTCAGGGGACAGCTTCACGGAGCGGGACTCCAGCTCGGCGATGCGCTTCTCTGCCGTATCCAAGTTTTCCCCTAATTTCTGCGCCATCTGGAACCAGTTAGCGCGCTGCTCTTCCTTACGCTCCAGCGCCTCTACCAGCGCGAGGACGTTGGCAGGGTTAGCCAGGGCGATGAATTCGGCATTACGCTGCGCCGCCTCATCCCATGCCACATGCCCCTCGCCGTCGTATTCCTCACAGATGCAGGCGGCGTCACTGTTGAGCGAATCAAAGAGGGTTTGCCCGTCAGAGCCATAAATTGCGTATGAGGTGAATCCCTCCACGCAGTCATCGCCAGACCCGTAGCATCCTTCGTTTTTAACTTCGTCGGCCCACCATTCGCCCGGCGTCGCTTTCTCTGCAGCAGTCTTCATACGCTGCGCCAGTTCGGTGATATCAGTCATGGCTGGCCTCCTTACCGCGGCTAACAGACAAGTTTTTATTCACGATGGCATCCATCAGACGTGCTGCAGCCGCCTTTTGAGCAGATACATTCGCAATGACCGTTGGCCTGGCTTTCTCACAGCTGGCGCAAATCCCGTCCCATGATGAAATGAGGAAAAAATCTTCACGCTCGGCAATGCCGGTATTCATTACCAAGTCCTCAATCATCAGCGTGACACCGCGAATTCCCCGCCCTTCGCTTAACCGCTGCACTGCGTAGCCGAAGGCGTTGATCATCACAGCATGGAACTGGATATACTCGCGTTTATATTCGGCCTGATTCGTGCCGCGGCGAATATCATCTAAACCTGTCAGCATAAGCCACGCATTCCATAATCCTTCAAGATCATCCTGCGAGCAGGAATCTGAAAATTTTGCCGTGGCATCACTAAGGGCCTTGAAGCTCACCCACTTATCGCTTTTAGCGGGAACGACGTTATGCTCAAAATCGGTGACTTCAGAAAAGACGTCGTGTGAACTGATAAAGCTGACCATCTCCTGCGCGTTCTTATCGCGCCCGTTATAGGCCATGTTGATAGCCGCAGATGGCTTAGAAACATTGTTGTTAATGTCCGAGAAAAACTGCTGCCGCGTCTTCAGTGGCAACTGCAGAGTAAGCATCATCGGAACATGGATAGGTTCATCAATGGTGCGGCAATATTCCGCAATACCGGCTGCACGATGCTGACCATCAAACAATTTAATCTCGGCATCCATCGGGAAACGGGCCACCCCGACATTAGTGTTTCCGAACTCTTCGAATTCAACATACGAGTCGCAGTTACCCACAAGTGGCGGAATAATGAACGGCTCCTTGTTCTCGTATGCTTCAAGGAGATACTGATAAAACTTTTTCGCCCTGGTGGGGTTCAGTTCTCGCTGAGATCGATCAAGGGTGTCCCCGTAATTATCGCTGGCGAGGACTCGCGTTAGTGTCCGTGCAGGTACTATCAGCATCAGGACAATTGAATCCCCCTGAGTTCCACGCGACGCCGGAAATTCAAAGAAATGATCGCCTATTTTGCTCATAATGATTCCTCCCCAAGCACCCAACGAAGTGCGCTTGCATACTCACCCTCGGCTGATTCCAGGGCTTTTGTGATTTCTTTGCGGGTTTTCAGGCGTGGCTTTGCATCACCGAGGATCTGACGCTGACGCCGGGCTTTTTCATGACCGGTTGTGCCAGCAGTTGCCGCTTCGATTTCAGAGACCTTCTCCCGCTGCTCTTCGGGTTTAAGCGATGCCAGCTGACGCGCCTGGGTAACGGTGACCGTTCCGGACTCCACTGCATCGCGAACAGCCTGGGTGGCATCCAGCAGTGACAGAGTTGCGCGTACGGTCTGGACACTCACGCCAAACATCAGCGCTAAATCGTCCTCGTCGTGCCCGCGTTCCAGCGCATCAGCCATTTTCTTTGCTCGGCCCAGTGGCGTATCTGCCTGGCGGATTTCGTTAGCACTTACCATCGCCTGCGCCATGCGAATGGCGGAGCCACGTTTAGTGACTGCCGGAACCAGTAACGGCTCTTTACCCTCTTTGGACAGACGCTTGTTGGCTTCCAGTGTATGGCGCACGCGCTGACGACCATCCACCACACAGGCCAGACCGCTTTCGGGGTTTTTCCAGACGATAATCGGCTCAAGAACGCCCTGGTCCATGATGTTCAGCACCATTGCCTCGCTGATAGGCAGGTGGATACGCTCATCGTAAAGCGGGTGCGTTTTGTCGGTAACCAGGTGCAGGTTTTCCGGTTCGAACATCAGAACGTTGGTTTTGCCGCTGGCGCCATACGCGTCGATCGAGTTTTTAGCCATTTTTCACTTCACCTTTTTTCTGTTCGACCTGCTGAGACCATTTTTCAATCAGCCGGATTTTCGATTTGCTCATGCCACCAGCCCAGTAACTATCCTGTACGCGGATATGTCCGTAAGGGCATTTCAGGGCCCCGGAACAGGCGCCAGCTGGGTAATCCCGAAAATAAAACTCAGCAGCGGAACCACAGACCGGGCAATCAGGTATCTCTCGCATCACCGGGTCACCTCGCGGATTTTCTGGAATTTAATGCCGTGGTGCGGATTGCCAGGATTAGTAACCTTTGAATTCATAAACCCGGCGGCCACCAGACGTTCACAGCGGTAGCGAGGGCGATCAACGAAACCAGCCAGGGACTGCCACTCAAACCAGACGCCAACCGGCACCGACTGGAGCAACTTGATATCCAGCTCTGTGAGCTTGCTGGTTATCGCTGCGGGCTCGGTGCTTCCACCCGGCATCCAGTAGCCATTCAGGTTTTGCGCTTTGCCTTCGCGCTCCAGCACCATCAGGCGGGCCAGCATTTCAGGTGCTGTCAGGTCGAAATAGACCGCCAGCTCACGGCAGGTGACTTTCTCCTGCTCTTTCAGCACGTCAGTAATTTTTTCCATCAGAGATATCCTCACGGTTAAATTTGTTAGCCCCGGAAACCTTTCGGGATGTCGGTATCCAGTTTGCTGCTCACACCGAACGAGCTGCCGGTTGCCAGGTTTGCCGGGCATAACTTCAGAGCCAGCTCCTGCCATTTGCTGCGTAGGGTTTTCACGGATTGAACTCGGGAGCACCAGAACTGATCGCGCTGAATGCGCTCAATCATGGTGCGGATTTGGTCATGGCTGCAGCCGTGCTCCTGGCGCAGCATGCAAATTTCTTGCGCCCAGGCTGCGAAGTTCGGCTCTCTCGGTTTTGCCAGAGTGCCGTCGAACTCTGCTGCGCGTTCATACAGCTCGATGATGGTCGACCAGAACCACGTAGCGAGATCGAAATCGTCATCGGTAGCGTCAGGAATGACTGCTTCCGGGATGACAGTTTTCTGAGTCGATTCAGAAAAGTTATCCACAGGAGAAATCTCTCCCGAGTGGTTTTTGAGATCTGTTTTAAGATCTGTATTTTTAAGATCTGTATAGAGATAGGATTCGGCGTTTGTGCCGTTTCCATTCGGCGTTTGTGCCGAATCCTGGATATGGCGTTTATGCCGAATGCATTCGGCGTTTGTGCCGTTTGCATTCGGCGTTTGTGCCGTTTCCAATTCTTTCAATGGCTTATTCCGATTCGGCGTTTGTGCCGAATCCAGTATTACCGGGAAAATCTTGTGCATCAGTTCTTCCTGATCGATGCGGTAGTGCTTCTTCGGTGTGCCGTTCACCTGACGGGTATCTTCCTGGATAACACCAGGCAAATATTGCTCAGTGATTTTGTAAATAGCCCTTCTAACAACATCACCTTCAAGAACACGAACCTCTTTCGCGAGCGCCGCATGCTCCTTGTAAAACCAGCCATCATCCAGACTCGACTTACCCGACCAGAACACCAGCTGATTGAGAATCGCTGCCAGCAAATGCTGCTGCCTGTCTCCTGCAAAGAAATCCAGATACGGGCCGGGAATCGTTATGCAGTTCCCCTGCCCTGACATGGCCTGAACAATTTCAAATACCTGATTGCTCATACCAAAACCTCATTGTGTAGCCGTAAAAACTCACGTAACCCCATCCAGCCAACTTTCCCGCAGGCTTTGCGATAGGACACATCTTTGTCAGTTGCACTAATTACCGTCACCATGTGGCTCTTGTGCCTGTGCTGGAAGCGAGATCCGGCCTTAGGGATACCATCACAGGCATTACCCATTTCGGACGGCTCATATGCCGGATAAGCACGTTTCAGACGCGCAATCAGTTCAGCAGCAGAGTGGTTACACATAGTCACCTCCAGAGTTAGTGGAGTTACGGCGCTTTAACAGCAACGGATTGATTAGCCCTGCGGTATGCAGAGCATCGGGGTGTATTTGATTTTTGTTTGTGGTCAGGCATAATTACCTCGCAATTACCTCTTCGTTTTTGCACCCGAAAGCCGTTGGTGTTCCCCCACCGCGGCTTTCGCCTTTTTTACTCTTCATCAGTCCCACCCAAGCGGACCAGGACGGCACCGCTCCGCACGTAAACCGATATCTGCCAGCGTCTCTACCGATTGCAGGTAGTGACGAGAAACTACAACCGCCTCAGGCGGAACAACCTGCAGGCCTAACGCAGCAATCTCTTTCGCCATCTCGGCGTAGTACCCTTCGCTCTTACGGCGACTAATCGTTGATTCGCTGACCCCTCGCATTTCTGCAAAAGTCTTCTGGCTAATGGACAAAAGGCGGTTTAACAAAATGCCCTCTATCTCAATCGGGTTGAGGATCGGCGGCTCTAACTTTCGGGCTATTGCGTTCTCCATCTGTGATACTTCCTCTGGTGTTGATTGAAAGGCCGCTGGTTAGGCGGCCGGTGAATTTGCACTCAGCAACTGTGCAAGGTCAGGCCGAATCTCTGCCGCCTTAATTTTGCCGTTAGTCGCAGACACGATTTTCATCACATAGCGGGCATCAATTCCGCCGCCATGCAGCCAACGCCAAACTGTCGGCTGCGCTACGCCACACAGATCGGCCAATTTTTTCTGACTGCCAGCGATATCAATTGCCTTCTGGATGGTTTTATTTGTCATACTCCAATTCCTATAAGTATTGGTTCATCGAGATAATAGCAATGCGTATTGATTATAGCAATAGCAAAACGTGTTTTGACCATCAATACGCAAGCGTATAAATTTGAAACTATGAAAAAAGAAACTCTTGCAGATCGTTTAAACGAAGCCATGTCTTTGGCTGGAATGTCCCAAGGGGCACTTGCGAAAGCCTCAGGTATTGCTCAGCCGACCATTTGGCGTCTGGTTAGTGGAAACGCCAGAGGGTCAACAAAGATCGTCGAGATAGCTAATGCTTTGGGTGTCAGGTCTGAATGGCTGTCAACCGGTAATGGCCCGATGCGTGATGATGGCCGACTGCTTCGAACTACCGAGGTTAAAAGTCAGGTGGCTGATGCATTCAGGATTGATGTGCTGGATCTTATGGTCAGCGCAGGACCGGGCATTGTTAATCAGGAGTTCGTGGAGATTCTCCACTCCGTTGAATATGCGCCAGCGGAAGCCCGCCACATGTTCGATGGGCGTAAGGCTGAGAACATCAGGATCATCAACGTCAGGGGCGACAGCATGTCTGGGACGATTGAGCCGGGTGATCTGCTGTTCGTCGACATCAGCGTTAAGAGCTTCGACGGCGACGGGATATACGCGTTCCTGTACGACGACACTGCTCACGTCAAGCGCCTTCAGAAGATGAAGGACAAGCTGCTGGTTATCTCAGACAACAAGAGCTATGCAGCATGGGACCCGATCGAGAAAGACGAGATGAATCGGGTGTTCGTGTTCGGTAAGGTGATAGGCAGCATGCCGCAGACGTACAGAAAGCATGGGTAAATGAGAGATTGATTATGAAAATTGGGATAGTTTTCCCCGTGGTCGTATTCATCGTAGCGGTGGCGTTTTTGACTTGGTTTGTCTTTGGTGGCTATGTGACACCGGGAGGGTGAGCAGGCGTTGAAGTACGCTATATAAGGCCGCATCAATTGATTTAATGGCTTAAAGAGAACATAATTTAATCATATGTTCCCTTGGAGAATCGTCATGATACGTAAAATGCTGAAACACCTCAAAAATGCCAAACCGAAAGCAGGCATTGATGAGCTGCAGATCATCAATGACGAAATTGAAGAAACCCAGAAGAATATAGCTCGGGAAAAAGAAAAGATACAAGAGGAACGTAGTGATGGATCAAGACTCACAAAGCACAGATTCACTATTTGATTATTTTTATGTGGATAAAGAGCGTGTAAATGCTATAACTGCGCAGCTTTTCCCTTCTGGAGTTCTTAATAGTATTAAGCAGACGTCTGGAGAGTCTGAAAAAGACCTTAAAGAGCTTAAGGCTGGGCTGTCATTGATAGGCGTTAAAACTAACGCCTCTGAATCTTGGAATCGCAGTCAAGAAAGATTATTTGACTCATCATGGAGCATCCCGCTGAATCTTTTAGATAAACTTTCTGAATCAGGAAGGATAAAAGCGAGCTTAAATGATGCTAGACTAGGCGACATAGTCCTAATAAAAGGCATGATGAAAATATTCGATGCACAAATGGTTCACTTGTGCATGCCAATAGTTAAAAAGATAAAAATCAACGAGATGAAGAATGAGAAAAATCCTAAAGCTAAGGGCCTGCTGAAGGAAAGCATCTCAGAATTTGAAAATGCGGAGGAGTTAGTAAAGATGCTTCCTCCAACTACGCACATTGACTTTGCTGATAGTTATGGAAACTACAGTTGGATGTCGGTTGAACCATCCAACCTGACAACTACCTTGAGCGATGTTTCTTTAAAGTACGGTCCCTTCATTCCCGGTGAGTGGCATATACTATGTATTGTTGATGCTTATGCTGATGATACAAAACTGGATAATCCAACCGCACCATACCCTACAGTATCCAATGATTTAAAAGATGCCATGAATAGCATGTTAATCATGATGAGAAATATAATGGGGAGACCTGTAGGATCCTTTGGTATAACACCACTAATTATTTTTCGTGGCTTAGCAAACCATCTTTAAGCATTAAGCAAAAAAAACAACCCCGGCCACCGCGCCGGGTTTTTACTGCCCTACTCTTCCCTCAGCATCAGCACGTCCACTGCCAACTCCACAGCCAGATCTACCTGGTCACCCTGCCACAACACCTGAATCATCTCTATCAGCGCCTCTCTTGATGGCTCGCGCTTCTCAACCAGAAGCTGCATAACCGCTATCCCGATAACCTGCGCTATCTGCGGGTGCATCTCTGCGAAAAATTCATCCTCATTCAACATAGCCGCCCCCTATTGATGTTTTTTTAAGCATAACAGCACGTGCATAAAAAATAAATTCGTTTAGCTATCAGCAATTTAATTCCTATAGCTATTAATCAATATCAATACGTATTGCTATGGCTAATACCCATTGCTATTATCAATCCATCCAAGCAACACCAATCACCGCACAGTGGTTGATAAGCAAAAACGTTCGGTTGGCCGCCTGAAGGCTAAAAGCTACAGACCTTGCAATGCAGTGAATGCGGCTATGCGCACGCGGTTCAGTTAAAGCAGTACCACTTGTTTCCTAAAGTGGGGTGGAAAGAAAGCTGCCGATACCAGTTGTTAACTGGCTGGTATCACCGGGAGGCACCCGGCACTGCATTGCAAGGTCTGTTGGTACTCAAATTCACATGACAGTGAGGGGTAGCAAATGATCCGCGAACATGAAGTACCTGCGTGGCACCGGTTCTGCATAAAGGTTGCTCTGCTTGTGGTTGCAGTCGCATGGGTAAGCTTTGAATTTTGCTGGGGTGCCTCATGAGCAAAAATGGCATTCGTTCACTGATTTACTGCCTGCTGATCTGCGGCGTTATCTGGACAGCGGTGGTTATCAAAATTCTGCACGCTGCGGGGGTACTCAATGGCTAATTTACTGCATGGCAACCCGGCTTTTAAAGCGGCACAAAGCAAGCTGGCTATTGCGCAATTTATTGGTAATAATGAAATGTGGTCAGAGGCTTTTTCCTCAATGAAAGATGTTTATGAGGAAACTAAGCACGCAGAAGATTTTATGTTTTGCGGTCGCGAAGAATCTCTCTCAACCCTGAAATTCAATGACGTTATTTTGAATTATGACATGTATGGCGATTTGATTTCTGTTAACGCAGATTCTGGCAATGCACGTTACAAAATAAACACAGAAGTTTCTTACTAATACCATCACTTTTTATTTAATGCCTTAACTGGCAGGAATAAACACACATTAAATTTAACCGGAGATAGATAAATGGAAGAATTAAAGTTGCACTGTCATGGCTGCGGCGGTTCTTTTGCTCGCGATGAGCTGCAATATCGTCCATCTGGCAGGGGTGCTTATCGGAGAAACTTTTATTTCTGCCCGGTATGCAATGAGAAAGAAAAGCAGAAAATCGCTCTCTCCGCTGCTGCTTCCTCGTTTCGTAAAACCTTACCATCACGCCCCGGACACCTTGCCCACAAGCGCTGGTAGGTGACGGATGATAATCACATCCAACCGTATTCCATCGCATGTAAATGAAAAGGCATCGCATGTTCTGAGCCTGTACAGCAAGGGAGATTTAAAACCATGCCGAATCAAATGCGGGAATTTAAGTTTAAAGATTGGCAGAAAATGGCGCTTATTATCCCGCAATAACGGAACATGCTGGGAAGTTATGAGCCATGAAAAATACAATCAACTCAAAGACAGGAAATCACAATCATGAAAATAGAATTTTATGATGATGGATTCAATGCCATCACTACGATTACCAGCACGGTTTTTGAATTTCGCCTTCACAACCGCGCTGTTGATACGGCGCTATTTCTTGCTCCTTCGGTTCGTGCTAAGCGTAGCGGTTTTTTTGTTTTAAAAACGGTTATTACCGGTAAAACCTCTCACGTACTGCGTGCGTATAAAGCGATTAAAGCGGAGGCATCACGATGAGCAAATCCTTAAATGCGCGTTGTATCCGCCGCTGGAAAGTGAAATTTAAATCTGTCTGCGATTCAAAAGTTAACCCCTACTGGCGCAAAAGTGACCTGCGCGGGTATATCCGCGAAGCGGCGCTTACCACTGCTTACAGCATGGTCGAGAGCATGGCTGAACGTAACGCCAAGGTTGACTATGACGGTGAGCCGAACGGATGGACGCCAGAATTTTCGGCATGGTATCGGGAACGCCATGAGCAGTACCTAAAAGAAGCGCGTGACTACCTGGACGAAGACGCTACCAACGACGAAATCGACGAAGAGATCGAGAACGAACTGGAGGCCTGGAATGACTAAGCAAACTGAAAAAATCGTGATGATGGACAGTGATGAAGCGGCCAGCATCCAGACCTTAACTGGCTGGGTTTCGCGTGATGGTAGATTTTGGGGTGATGACGAGAGCATGGCTCGTTGGAGTGGTGCGACGCACCGTAAGTGCAAAAATAAACCCGACGATCATCCTATTCATAGAACTCATAGCTATTGCGAAGAGTGCCATCGAGAAAGTCGTCAGGCCAAGTTCGCTGCACTTGAGCGCGCCGTGTGGGCTGGCGAGCCCCTCGTTATCTTTGACGACGATACCTATTTTTTTGACGTGGAATCGCTGGTTGATTACTGCTGGGAAAACTCGGTGTTTCCGAGCGAGTTGCAATTACTCATCTGCGAACCAAACTACCCTCCAGAATTCGATCTGGCGCAACACTGCGAAGAAATTATGCCGGAAGGTGATGATTACTTCTGCCTGCCACAGGCAATACGTGATGCGGCTGAAGCGCTGAATAAGGCCATCAAAGAAAGCGGGCCAATATCGTGGATCGGCGGCGAGCGAGCGGCCATCGTATCAGATGACATTCTCACCGATGAGCAGAATGCTGACATCACGGCGGAGCGTACAGCATGAAAGAACGCGGAATGATTTTTAACGCTGAGATGGTGCGGGCCATCCTCGAAGGTCGGAAAACGCAGACACGGCGGATTATGAAAGTACAGCCGGAATCCAACCGGCTTGGATTACTGCTTATCACTGACTCAACCAAGCACAGTGACATTGGCAAATACCACTGGGCAGAATCTAACGCTACTGGTAACCACGTGCGTTCAAAGTTCTTTTTATGCCCGTTCGGCGCTGTAGGAGATCGCATTTGGGTAAGAGAAGCTTTTTTCCCGGCTCCGCTGGAAATGCAGTCCGCGCCGCCACGAAAAACTATGTGGAATATAGCTTATCGTGATGGCGTGCAAATGGATAAGCTTGCTCCTGCGGAGTACAACCCAACTATTTATAACTATGAACGCTGGACGCCATCAATCCACATGCCGCGCTGGGCCAGCCGCATTCTGCTGGAAATAACCGACGTGCGGGTTGAGCGGCTGAACGCTATCAGCGAGGAAGATGCCACTGCCGAAGGCGTTCCGCCTGCAGGGAGTTTGCTTCCTGATTACCCGGGAACATTCCTGACTCCGAAGGGTTATTTTGCAACGGCCAAGGTTGCATTCCAGCGTCTGTGGGAATCCATCTACGGCGAGGAAAGCTGGAAAGCTAACAGTTGGGTTTGGGTTATTTCGTTTAAGCGCGTTGAAGGCGGTGCAGCATGAAAAACCAAGAGACCGGGGAGTTTGTTTGTGACTTCTGCGGAAAACACCAGGACAAGGTGGCCAAGATGTTTACCTCCCATTCCGATGTGGCAGCGATTTGCAATGACTGCGTGGCTCTGTGTGTTGACGTAATCCTTCAAGACATAAAGACCAAAGGTTTCGTTGAGACCTTAAAAACAGGCGGTGCAGCATGAGCGTAGGGATTGCCATCATTAACCGTCCGACAGTCGCGGCTAACAATGCAGGGAAGAGCTTAAGCGGATGTATGAGACTTGGTGCCACTATCGTGGCCTGAAAGTGGTGTGAGGTGAAAATGAACACAATGTTTTTGTTAATGGCCGAATATGGGTCTGCTACGGTTCCACTCAGCCAGGTGTGCGAAAAGTATTTTGGGCTGAAACCGGCAACCGCAGAAAAGCGCGCGGCTATGGGCGAGATTCCCATTCCAACCTTCCGGGCGGCAGAAAGCCAAAAAGCACCACGCATGATCCATATTCAGGACCTTGCTAATCACATAGATGCGCAGTTGAAGAAAGGCCGCGACCTCCTGGAACAGATGAAAAGTGGCAGTTAGTTATACTGTAACTCAATTTCCGGATACCGCCCATTATGCAGTATCCGGTTTTATTTTTGCATCACCAAGCACCCCAATAGAACCCCATAATGATATAAGCATATGATTATGCTACTTATATCAACCATGTTCAACTGGAGCAACATGGGCAAGTTTATGGCCGTCGGTCTGACGGACCTGCTGGAGAGCGCCGGGATGAACGGCGTCCCGGCGTTTGTCGGGCTCGCGCTGCTGTCGGCTTTTCTGTGTATGTTTATCGCCAGCGGCTCGGCCATCTGGTCGATTCTGGCGCCGATCTTCGTGCCGATGTTTATGCTGCTGGGCTTTCACCCGGCCTTTGCGCAGATCCTGTTTCGCATCGCCGATTCATCGGTGCTGCCGCTGGCGCCGGTGTCGCCGTTTGTGCCGCTGTTTCTCGGCTTCCTACAGCGCTACCGACCGGATGCCCGCCTCGGCACCTACTACTCGCTGGTGCTCCCTTACCCGCTGATTTTTCTCGCCGTCTGGCTGCTGTTGCTGGTGGGATGGTATCTGGTGGGACTGCCGATCGGCCCTGGCATCTATCCGCGGCTGTCTTAA